GAAGAAAACAAAAAATTAGCTACTTCACTCGGATGCATTCATGAGGATTTTCGTGATTATGAAGACGATGACTTGCGTGAGTTTTTATCATGCCCAGCATACTTACGGTTAAAGGGTACCAAATTTGATATGGATATTCCAAAATACTCTTTCCAGCGCGTCTTCCATCTGAGAAATTTCCTTAGGAAGAACGACTTAAACAGTGTTTTTGCTATGGACAGCGACATGCTGCTACTCGTTAAGCCCGAGCTTGCTTGTCATCCTACCCTACCGAGCATACAAGTCATGTACCAGAAACACAAATTTCGGATGTCAGCAATGTGGGGTGGAAGACTTAATTTAACAACTCTCCAAGGGTTTGTTGATTTAGTCAGGGACATTTACGTAACTGGGGAAAAATCACACTTAATTGAAGGCAAAGAGAAATACCACCGAAGCATAAATGGTGGGCGAGTAGTTGATATGACAATTTGGTATTTGCTCTCACAAATCACAGAACACTACAACCCTCATGATGGGATCAACGACCTGTATCTCATAAATCACATGGGGTCATCTGAAGGGAAAAACTCAACAGACACTTATAGAATGAATGGTGGGATTGTGGATCTAGAAATTGAAGATGGTAAAGTATATGTATTCGATAAAAAAGAGAATAAACGTAAAAGACTTGCACTTGTTCACTGCCAAGGGGGAAACAAGAAGCTGATGGAGGGAATATGCAACAAGGTGAATGCCGGGAAAGAAGGAAAATAGCAAATCAATACGTTTAAAAGGTAGTCTTAAATTCTAGTCTAAGCCTAATAATGGGCCATGGCCAAAACTAGAACTTGTAGTTGTTGTGGTCAAACGGGACATGATATTCGCACTTGCACCACCAAAAAAATGGAACAATGGTACACTAACAGCAAAAAGAAGAGTATTCCTAAAACATTACGGATGGATGTTTGGAAAGAATATTGTACAATTCAATCTGTCAAATGTCCAGTTTGTGAAAAAAAGGAGATTTCACCTTTTGATTTCGAAGTAGGCCACGTGGTATCAGAACGTGATGGTGGATCATTAGATATTTATAATCTAAGACCAATTTGTTCTTTGTGCAATCGTAGTATGGGAACTAAAAACTTGTTTGAATTCAAAAAACAATTTTATTCAAATAATGACTCAAATAATGACTCTTGGTGGTCGTATATTGCATGCTGGTGAACTACGCGCAAACCTGGTCAATATTTTGACGACATAAGGGACAATCGGGGCAGTCGTTTTTCGAGACTTTGTATGAATCGTAGCAATTTGCGCAAGCTATGTTGTGTCCACATGGCAGAAAGGTCACTTCTGGAACACAATCGAAGCAAATAACACACTGTTCGGCGCTGTATATTTGCGACGTAGAGTCATATGAATCCAAGACTTGAATGTTCTTGGGTTTTACGCAATAAAATGGTTTATTTTTTGAATTGAGCGACACGTCACTCGCCGGCACGCGATAGAATTTGCCAAGAGTGCGGAGATGTCTAGGAAATCTACAATTGTACTTGTCATTGTAAGGATTTAGCGTCACATTGTCAGCGTTTACGTATGCGTGGAACCGAATTCGAAGTTTTGCATTCTCTGAAATGCATTTCAAGATGACGTAGGCCATGGTAAATGTTTCAAATTAAATCGGTGTTTATAATTTGAAAGTTATTATAATTAGTATTTTTAACTAATAATGGATTGTCGCAAACCGAGTCGCGGGAGCATAGATCCATGGAGAAAAGAATCTTTGCTTTGTTGTTCTCAGTACCGAAGCGTAAAAAATGAAGAAGCGCAAGCCAAAGGAAAGCTCGTTTGGCAAGACGGTGCAAATTCGGTTTGTTGGCATTGTTCTTACGACATAGAAGAGGAAAAATGGCCACTGCCGTTGGAGCACGATTCGAAAACGGACACGTTTGTGTTTACCGGAAGTTTTTGTAGCGCTAGTTGCGCCGCATCTTGGGCATCGGTGCATTGTAGACACAATGCCGAACATTGTTTCATGATGTTAAACCTTTATGGATACAAAACAAGAGCAAATTACAATGGATTTAACATTGCACCACCCGCGCACTGGCTCCAAAAATTTGGCGGTCCGTTGTCGATTGATGAATTTCGTCAACACGGCAAATTGAACCAAACAAAACAAGGGATGTCTAGGTTTAGCACACAGATGCTTGAGGAACGCCCTCCGCTAATATGCCAGCCGATTGTTTTACGAAAAGCGTGTGATGAACTTATTGAAGAAGCGAAAAAGGCATCAAAACAAGTTAAACAACAAAACAAGAAAGCCACGGTGGTTGCAGATTCTATTACAGAAAACCGGGGACTATATCACGAGTTTTTGGAAAACAACAACACACAGCCAGATAATTCAACGACGACAACCAAAAAGAAAAGCACAAAAAGAAAAGCGCAATCGCAAGCTGCTGGAAGTAATACCCTGATTGGATTAGTAAAAAGATCCAAGTAGAAAAAATATTTACTCTATTAAAAATGTGGCCGACTTGGAAAATTTTGGCTTTGGGAATAGGCTTGTTAGTAACATTCGTTATTCTGCTAGGGTTTGCGTTTCCAGTTTGGTACACAATTGGAAAAAGTAATACCACAGCAGCGCAAGCCAAGACCGTTCCAAGGGCGAGACCTACTCAAACAAAAACCACGCCGTCAAAACGACGTGTGATAAAACGGACATCTATTAAGAAGAAACCCTAAAGTCGTTAAGTGCGGCTTTCTGCAAATTTCTAGGATTTGTAGGACTAAATCGAATATTAACAGTTTCGGAATAAGCTTCGCTGTAGTGAAAAAACTTTTCAATCTTGCTGCATAATTTTTTATCTCTTGAATTTATTTTTTGCCCTAGATTTTTCATGCGGCGACGTAGTATTTTATACAAGTAAGGGGGAAGTGATCTGACATCGTAATCGCATACAAACTCCACAATAAACGATTGGACTAACATTAACATGTCGTGATCTGGATTAAAATCTGCTAGCTCGTCTGGTTTTTCTTCGTCGTAGTTCCCGCCGTCGGCGGACCCAAAGACGGCCTTTCCGTCAATGACTGCTTTACTCATTCCAAAATCCATGATCACAAACCTCCCGTCCGCGTCCATGATATTTCCTAAATGTAAATCCCTATGTTCAAATTGGAATTGATCTTGTAAGTAAATTAATCCGCTAGATACATCGATGCACATCTTTTTAAAGATTGAAATTTTGCTGTTTCGGTCTTGGGCTTCATCAAGATGCGTCCAACCATCTTTGCCTAACCTCGTCATAATCACACATGGAACAGAGGATCTCGTGTTATAACTGTTTTGTATTTTTCCAGCTCCCAAAATAGCCGGAAAGTGTTTTCTCGCGGGCAAAGATCGTAGCTTGCACCCAATGAGTAACTGAAATTTGATTTCGTAGTAGAAATTGCGTATTTCTTTCTTGTTTTTGGTTTTAATTGGGACTTTTATTGCAACTTTTGCTTTATATCCATTTCCGTAAACAAACACCCCGTGATATATTTTTCCAAACGACCCCTCTGCAACGTGTCTTTTTCCTTTTCGAGGTGGATCCGGAAACATAAGAGTGCCTTCCGGAAAATCACTGTCGTTGAAATGCGCAGAATACGTATCTGGCTTTGTTTCCTTAAATATTTGCAATTTGGAAGGCTTGAATTCCTTAGTCAATTTGCAAAGATGATTGACATAACTAGGAGAAAGTGTGTAATTCCATATATCCTTGAATATATTTTTCAAGGCTCTCCACATGTTTAATTAACAAGTACAAAAATATTGGTTTGAAATAGAAAATGAGTACCTGGTATTCATCTAGAAGCATTCCTAAGGTCCATCGAAACTATCACAGAGTTTGCGCCGGAGCTTGCGTATTCAATCCTAATGGCAAGGTTTTGTTGGTCAAAGATAATTGGAGTAAATGGGGGTTTCCCAAGGGATATCTAGAAGTAAACGAATCAAGTCTCGAGGGTGCAAAACGAGAAGTTAAAGAAGAAACAGGAATAACATTCACTGTTATTAAGAAGCTACTTCCGGTTCACTACGAAGAACCAAGGACTACCCGCAAAGGAACGTGGTTAAAACATGTACTTATATTCTACGGGACGGGGGATGGCGTTCCGCGTGTCGATAAAAATGAAATAACCTCTACCGGGTGGTTTGCAGTCGAACAAGCTAAAAATATGCTGAGTAGTTCACCTCACATACTTTCTGTGCTGATCGCTGGCATGCAAAACATCTAATCAAACTCATCATCGTCATCGTCGCTGTCATAGACATAATCGGGAAGATCACTTATTCTATCGTAAAAATAATTCATGAAATAAGTTTGAATCTTGTTTTTTGACTTTATTTTTGTCTCCCAACGGTTTCCCAAAGGCATAATGGCAGACATGATTTTAGCTTGCAATTCATCGTGACAATTATGTATTTCTTGGTCCCACGCCAAGTAATCTTTCATGTTATATGGTGATTCTCCACACAAAAATCCACCGTCCACAAATGTTCCGAGCTGGTGGTAATGCGGAATAGAATCCGTAACTTCTTTAAAGTTTTGCGCAAAGTCCAAAAACTTCATTATGCTCTCCCTTGGGTATTGGAGCAAGTTGATCACATATGGTGTGTAACACTCATTGAATGCTCGTGCAAGAGGGGTTGGTGCATACTCGGCATAGGCTTTGATTACACGGAGCAAGTCTATGTTGCCGCAAACCATTTTCGCCGCTACCATTTTTGCCCCGCGACGCTTTTGCGCTTGAGACATTTGAGACATGCCCCGTGGTGTCGCTTAGGTTAGGTTAGGTAGGTTAGAGAGGGCTAGGTTAGCCTAGAGGCTAGGTTAGGTTTAAAAGTCGCCAATCGCTGCTGCCATGGAGGGTGTACAGAAAAGAATCTACGAGGACCACGTCGCCGCCATAGACTTTCTGCGACACAGCTCAGCGTTACTTCCCTTTTCAATAACATGTGATTCCAGCGGGTGGATCAAAACAGCGATTAATGGAGACATCTGCAATGGTCTTCTAGAAACGGAACCCAAAGCGGATGCACCTGGTACACGATTCTGCAACGCGACAGCCCTTTGTGGGCAATCCTGTGTTTTTAAGAGCATGACTCTTGGTGGCCCGGTCGGTTCGATGCCGCTGCCAGAGACCGAGGACCTGGCGTTCTTCCTCGCGCGCATGAGTGAAAATGTTTCGCGTGCTCTTCGCGATAATAAACCATATGAAAGACATACGATTCAAGTAAGTTTCTCAAAAGGACCAAAAGTAGCAAGAAGGCCGAAACAAGTTGAACCAAACGTCGTGGTGGCGCCCTATGTTGACTTCGATTCTACAGTTGAAGTCCCGGCTTCTTGGGTGAAAGCGACGATGGTGGGTGGTGGACTAACGGGACAGATTGACGCGTTACACTTCTCTAAAGATGCTCTTCGCCGCCATGGAATAATCATGGTTGAAACGCTCGCTCAAATGTGTGGGATATTGCCAGAGCACATCATTTGTTATCATATGAGAGGTGCTCCCAAAGTCACATTTTTGCAGACAAAAGATTGTAACGGCATCGTTCTTTCCCCAAAGTTTTCAAAACAGCTCGACCCTCAAACTTTTGTGGGACCAAATACAGAAATTAAGGTTTCTTCGTGGTTCTCTTTTTCGTTAAAAAAAGCAGCTTACAAGGTTCCGTCTGTACAACAACTTGAGACTCTCGTCAAAGAGGTATCAGATCAACCGGAACCAGACAGGGACGAGAAAAGAGGCGAACACATCATTTGGTCATCGTTTGGATTAAGAAATGCAATAGCAATGTACATGAACCGATGCTGGACTCGTAACTACGAAGGAACCGATTTTAAGTCGCATTCTATTCGATTTGATAAGAAAACATTAAAAGATTTCCACGCAATGGTTCACACAAATGTGCGCAAAGATATGCTGGGCCTTTACAAATCGCCATTTAGGACAAATCTCAACTCCGTCTGTCCACAAGAGATTGCTTATTCTATTGAAAATCCTAATAAACCAGGGCAAAGAGCCAATCTCACCACGGAATCGCTCAACATAGATTCAGATGCCCACGGGATGCGAATTCCATTTGCGGGTAAATCTTGCAAATGCCCGTTTCATAAAGTGTATTTAGAATCGCAAAACCGCCAGTCTCTAGACTCTATTTCAAATTGTCCATTAACCAGTCCTATATTAACGGAGCAAGTGACTTACTTGTGTTGCAAAGAGCAAACTCCGATTCCAAATGGAATTAGAATTGACAAAAGGGGTGCTATTTTGGAACAAGACAAACATCTGCTATCTCTACGAGACATGACCATGCGCGACGTCTACGATGGACGGGGCACCATACAGACTTACGCTATTGAGCTACTAAAAAATAAGATGTATGGTCCAATTTTTACTTTTTGCGTTTCAAATCTCTCCACGCAACTTTCAGTCATTAAAAGCCAAGGTTCGTCAAGCCCGTTATCTGGTATTCATTTAGACAAAGATGTCTTGATATACGATGGAAAGAGAAAACAAATTCCTTATCTAGAGGAGCAAGAGTTATTCAAAATTGATTTTGATGCTGTCGTGGCCGCAGATCAATTTTGTAAAGTTGAAAAGAAAAATAGAATGTTTCCATCTAAGATTTTGGAAGGATCAACTGAGTTAATAAAATTTAGAAAGAAAATAAAAGAAGTTCTATGTTCCGAGTTGGGAGGACGCAAACTACTCATTCCAAGAGAAGAGGCACACGACGAAGCAGTTTGTAGGCCGTTTTCCAACGATTTTGACATATATACGGCGTATCAAGCACCAAATAAGAACAAAATTGTTGGACTCATATGTCCACTGCACATGCGATATTGTCCGTACTTGGTCACAGCAAAGACCACAACAAAAAGAATGGAGGCTAATTGGAGAAATAAGGTCGGAGAAAGAGAACCTTTTGTCTCTGCAAAGTTCAAAGAAGACGGAGGCATGATTTTATTTCCCAAATCGACTAAACAACAACGCCAAGAGTGCTTGTACCACGATTGTCCGTGTCATTTTGCTATTATAAAGGCAACATCGCCAACCAAGGTAGAAATCAAGTTTGTTTGTTCACACAAAGATTGCAAAGAAACGTCCAAGAAACAGGTTTTTGCGCCCATTCCTGTTCATTGTAAAGCAATATGGGAAATGATTAAAAAAAACTCGAGGAATTTTTAATCGTATCTTTTGTCTCTGGGTAAGATACTCCAAATACCAGCTTTGCGCCCGGTAAAACTATTGTTTTTTCCGGCGTATATAATTTTGGAAACTGATCGACCCCCCGGGGTTGGAATTTCCGCAACGTACTCCCCCGCGCATTGCCTCTCGCTAGTAACGCCCAATACGTTTACACCCCTATCCCTGGCTATGTGAAATAATCTAAATACATTATTTTCTAAATCAGTTCCCCTTCTAGCTGCATATTCTTCCGTCATTGAACTCGCCGCGACTGTATCCCATAGTTCATAAGAACTCAGCCAGGAGTTCTCAAGTTCCATGAGTTTTGTCTGCGCAAGTGCTCTTATTCTTTGTTCAAATGCATTTAAAGTACTTTGAACGTTCAATTTTCGTCGTCGTAACGTCCTAGTTTGGTGTACCGGTGATTGTGGTTCCTCCGCCTCCTCCATAATTTTTTCGTCTTTAATATTAACATATATAAAAAAAGGACAATGGAACCAATTGGTACAACCACTGCTAGTTTAGCTCTCATTTTCATAATTGCTGCGTACACGGGAGGGTTCATAGAAGGGAATTCTAACTCAAATATAAAGGATAAGCTATCTTCAAACCTGACAATAAGCTCCATTAGCGCAAATACAACCTACACAAAATATGTTCTGGTTTGTATTGGCGCTTTAATGGTACTGTTGTTTACCCCAAGTATTATCATTAATAACGAGGTTCCTGGCATTGTAGCACCAACACTCGCACTTTTTAGTACCCTCGCGGGACTCGGTGCTATCGCCACGCTTCGTTGGGCAAACATCAACTCTCTTGTGCACAGCATCTTGGCTGGCTTGTGTTTCATCTTGAGTATTTTAGCTTTGTGGTTCTGTTCAAACAAATGGTTCTTATACCTGTCTTCCGCGTTAGCTACTCTTTCAATTGTGGTAATAGCTGTATTTTCTATCATAAAAATAAACAATAAAACCCAGAGTAACGTAATTGCTGCTGGTGAAATAGCGTTGTTACTCTCAATTTCAAGTTTCTTATATTTAGCATCCATGCAAGATGATCAAGATGAATAAAAAAAATATATCCATATAACAACAAATAATATATGGATTCCACAAACGATTCGACTATACGGGAAATTGAAAACATGAGACAAATGTTCGGTGGTGGTGGTTCCTTCGGGTCACCCAATCTTTCCGGTGGTGCGTCAAAGCTATTTCTCACACTTGCTCTTATTCTAATGATTGTTGGCGGCTTTAATTGGCTCTTTACGATATTTGGTCAGTATTATTATGATATTAGAAACGGAGAGGCCGGTGGTCTTGTTCCCGATTTGCCCGTCCTCCTCGGAAAAATATTTAGAAGAAAGGCCAAGTTTGTTAACAAGCAATTAGAGACTGATGCTAAGAAACTTCAGAGGCAGGTTGATATTACCATTGGCATTCAAACCACAATCTACTTGCTCGTTGGTATAGCCGCTATCTTTGGCTGCTTCATGCTCAGGGACGGCAGTGCGTCTGGGTTTGTTACGAAAGCGTCTCTATGGATTCTTGTAATCGCCTCATTCAACTGGCTTCTAGTCGTGTTTGGCCAGTTCATGTTTAGCACTAGAAGTGGTGGTACCACTGGTATTGTTCCCGACGCTATCGTTTACGCGAGCAAGTTGACTGGTCTTCAGAGACTTGCTTCCAACACCGACAGCACCGCCCCATGGCCAACTACAAAACGGGCCAACCCGGGATCGAAGACCCTCGAACAGGGTGTCGTCGTCACGCAGACGATCCTTTATCTTCTCGCGTCGCTTTCCGCCGTTGGTGTCACAGTTGGTTGGTCTCAGGGCAAGATTCAACTTTAAATGCGTCAAACAAAATAGCTTTTTTTTGTCGTTTTGCTGTAAATGTTGTGGGATAGAATCAATCTGTTTGCATCTCCCGTGATGTTTACATCAATAGATCTGTCAAAAATAGAAATAGAAAGTGCACCAACCCAAAAAAAATGGTTTTCAAGGACGCCGACAACCCACGGGCAAAATAATAAGCTTAAACCCGAAACTGAAAAATATCTCAAGGACAATTTTATGCTCGCCCTCTCGCCTATTTTCGGCCAACCTAGTTTTTCCAAACACACACTTGACATCACAGACGTTTGGATTAACGACTACCAGGTTGGAGACTATCAAGAAAGCCATATTCACGCAGGAGTTCACTTTAGCTTTATTATATATCTTAACGGAGAAAGTCAGACAGTTTTCACAAGCCCTTTGTCCAATACAATACAGTCTTTCTACGGAAACTTACGTATGTTTCAAACCAACTTTGTCACTAAAATTGAACCGGGTGGCTGTGTCTTGTTTCCAAGTTACTTGGAACATTTTGTGACGGCCCACAACAAACCAAAGAAAACTTTGAGTGGAAACATAAAGGTAGTTCTAAATCGCTGAAGCGGAGCGCGTGATATGAGGCACGCGATTTTTTTTTCTCAATAAAATTAATAGATGATCTCTACGCGCATATTGACAAATGCTTTGGGAGTATATGCTACATGGATGCAAAGAACGGAGTCCAAACCCGATTGCCGAGTTTTCGCGGCGGTGATCCACTTTCCAGAAATGTTTGAAAACACACAATTCTGCTCTTCGTGTACTTGTAAATTTGCGTGTCGATACGACGGGATAAAACCAAAAAAACTAAGATCTAGGCGTCAATAGGCAATTCCCACGACTTAAGAATTGTTTTGTCGGAATCGTAGAAATTCTGTCTTTTTAAGACCTTTTCAAAATCGAGTGCGTCTTTAACGTCTGTGACAAATGTTTTCGTGGATCCCATTCCCCAGCAATCAATCATTATGACAGCTTTACCGTGGGGTTTAGATAGAGCAGATCTCAAATCGGAAATAGTGTGTACATCTTGGCCGTTTACTTTCTCAACGACACAGCCTACATGAATGCCATGTCGACTCGCCTCAGAATTGTTGGCAACCTTTGTAATCATCACCCTATCTTGAAATCTTTCGTGTTCCTCAAATTTCATAAAACTCATAACAATGGCCGGGTTTTGCGCCGCGCCCATGGTGCCACTATTTTGTAGGAGATTGGTTCTCATTGGACTAAATGTCATCCCAAGAATGTTAACGTAATCCCAATGACCAGGTTCAAGATCAGGGTAAGTTGTCAAATTCATGCCAGACATGAAATTTTTCCTTTGCATTGTCCACTGCTGCGGCTTTGCTGGAACAGACACGTGATAAGCATTCCCAGTATCTCCACCAGATAATCTGGTTGGGTTAAGCTCCCCGTAGTCCATTCTCATACCTTTTATGACAACAACCGTTGTTGTAGGTACTCTCATTAGAACATCCGAAAACGGCACGGATCCATTCACTCTAGAACCAAGATGAAAGTTTCCAGCACTCACTTGAGCATCTGGATGATCTACTGTGAATGAATAAGGTTTTCCGTCTTCTCCGACAAACGATAGGGATAAGATGACGTCTCCCTTGCGCAGGTCTGCTTCCGACGCGGGAGAATTTGGCATTACAGAAGAAACAACAACCGAATGATCTTGATTAGATGTTTTTTTGACAAGTTTCTGGGTAACGGAATCGGCATCTCTGACACAAAAACCAAACATTGGAGTTCGTTGTACCTTAGATTCCTTGTGATTTTGAAACATGGGTACCATGAGACGTATCATATCCAGTCCAACGCAGAATCCAACTCCTTCAGCGTGGTTTCCTGACATTTTTTTGTCAATAAGTCCCACCAAGTTTCCTTTTGAATCGACTACCGGGCCACCGCTGTAGCCAGGAGCAATGGGCGCACCTATTTGTAAACGCATTACCTCGGAAGCATACCCTGCAAAAATACCACACGTGACTTTCGGATCGCGCATCCCCATGGGATAACCCACTGCGCACACCGAGTCTGACGCGCTTATGACGTTGTCATTTCTTAATTTTATCTTTTTCAATACTTTTCTTGCAATCTCCTCTTTGCCGACGAAGGAACCTTTGATTGTAGCAAGATCGTTTTCGGGGTTAACTGCGTGTACCTTAAACTTAAATTTGTTCGTACCTAGATATGGAGTTTGTACAAGGATGCCATCTTCGTCAGCATTTGCAATCACGTGATAGCATGTTAGAATCATATAAGTATCTGGATTTTTAGACGAAGATTCAATGATAAACCCAGTACCAGTCCCCTGTCCACTTGATCCCGGTTGAAACTTTCCAGTGAAGGGATCAAAATGGCGCGTATTGTTTTGAATTTTGACAACCGCCGGAAAAACATCTTTTAGATTAGAGTCACTCGACATTATATATTTACTATTATAAACAAAATTAATGGCGGCACAACAAAAAGTTTGGTGCAAAACCGAGGCCGTACACGACGGAAGAGCTTTTCCCAGGTCCAAATACGAATGTCCACAACCAAATCCCTTGTGCAAACGTATTGATGAGACAACCCAGATATGTAAAATGCATGGAACTGAATTACAAGTGGCTGTCCCAGATGAAGATAAACACATATCTGCGGTTATACGGGGTGGAAATCCATGGGAAGACTTTATGGATCCCATTTTTAACAAAGCCTCGCAGATATCTCATAAAGATGCTCTAGTCATGGACGTGGGTGCACACGTTGGATATCATACCCTAAAATCATCACATCTCGGACATCCAGTTCTAGCATTTGAGCCACAAAGCCGGCTTTCTAATTTGCTAAACACTTCGGTGAAAGAAAACAAATTGAACAATGTGACTGTGTATCCATACGCTGTGAGTTCTCATGAAGAAAACCTCACTTTGTTTGAAGATAAGATTCACTCTAACATGGGTAACGCGAAATATAAACGGGCTAGACCAAAGGAAGGACAGGAGGTTACCAAAACCGTAACATTAGATAACGTTTGGAAAGATAAAGGCAAACCAGACGTCGCCTTCGTGAAGATGGATGTTGAAGGATTTGAGAAAAACGCTATAATCGGGGCAAAAGAAATGATTACACAAACTAATCCGGTGATAGTATTTGAAGATCATTCGGATTCAAAAATTACGGGATTACTTGAACAAGAATTCAACATGTGCGTCAAAGCTATCGAAGGAGGACACCACGACTACGTTGCTTCTTCTTGTGATAAAATACACATGTTTTAACATAGAGTTTCCGCGATGATTAGTGGTGTGTAGAATTTTTCATATTGCGCTACATTCAAGATAAAATTATATATACATCAATAAAATGGCCAGACTAGAATCATTATTTGCAGCATCAACTCAAATTTTGGGCTCCGAACCTACGCACATGCAGCGCGACGAAGCTGTCTTAGATGAACAAAAAAAATTTTCAGACGTAGATTTTTCCCGGGAGACTCGAGAAAGTGAAGTTTCTCCAGTGAATCTTATGTCAACCAAACCTACACGTCTCGTGAGGTCAACAAAACATTCAAACACTACCAAACTTAGCGATGCAAGTCTATGGGATTTGTCAAAAACGCTTGAAGCTGAACGCATAGCGAGAGAGCCCCGCTACGATGGCGTTGACGAATGGACCGGGGACCGTGTAGAAAGTTACGTTAAAGATCCACCCGAAGCAAACGCGGTTCCTATTAATCTACGAGGCCGCTACGGAACTGGCGGAATGGGCTTGAAACATAATTCTGCTCCAAAAAGAAAGATGGGAGAACAAATTGCAGAAATGCCGGTTGCCGACATCAAGATCAATGGTCAAGAGTTACAAAACGTAGGCAGAATCGATAATCTTGGACACAGGTCTCTTAGTCATCAGCCAATAAGACTAAAAGCCGACGATCTTACTCCAAATGCGCTCCTCGGGGAAAACGGGGCATATGGAAATTTTGGCGACGTTTCGGAACGAAAAGAGTATTTTCACGGCGGCCTGCATCCAAAAACGCGTGTCAACCGCTCTGTTAACGGTCAAGATAACATAAATTCTGTTATTCAACACGGATCGATGACTACGGCGCCGACGAGAATATTGGCCGATCATGCAAGAACACCGTCACTCAGACAAAATAGTCCTAATCCTACCCAGGGAAATGCGCGCGAAATGCAACGCGAAGCTGCGACGAGGTCAGAAATGCCAGAACGTGTAAAGGTTGGCAGACTTCCAATCAAAATGAAGTCTACGGATTTGGTTGGATCTTCGCAGAGACACGACTTAGGAGACCCTTATAAAGCAAAAAGAAACGATTCTAGTTGGCAACATCCAAGTGACCATAGCGCTCAATCACAGATTGGAGCTGGCGGAGACACAAGAAACTTAGCATCTCGACTTTCTAAATTTAGGACGCTGCGGAACACTGAAAACGGTCTTCAGGGTCCCGAGATGCCAGCATCTTCGGTGAGAATAGAAGGTAAAGTTCCGCTTAAAAAGATGTTTGAAGGCGACGCAAAAACGAGGATGTACGGAGAAACCCGTACTTACGGAATGACATTGCCCGAGGATGCAAACACACGCTTACAGGGAAGAGTTGTCAGAACAGACCAGTCAGTCGATGGGGTAGAAAGAATTCACAGTCGTGGCGGATTGCTACAACCAGTTGTCAACTATGCCTCTCGAGATGAATTAGCTCGCGAAGTTGATCGAACACAACCAGTCCCTCGCATGTTGAGACAACATCAAAACGAAGCCTACAGGATTCAAAACCAGCAAGTACTCACAAAAGATTCTGCAAAGCTGAAGGAACAAACACCCAGAGTGCACGCAGAACAGGTGTACGCCGGACCGCAACACCGCATGGCCTGGGGAAATCTTCCACAGGAACGCAACTTGCTCACACCTAGAATGTTAGGTGGAAACATTGGGCTTACTGGATATGACATGAGTAGTGCTAGAGTTTCGAGTATGCAACCAGACCGCATCAACAGGGAAGCCGAACGCCTGACTTCTCCCTTCATGGGTGGTGGTAATTTGCTCTCTCCAGATTCTCAACTTGATGCTTCTCTTCCAGAAACCATCGAATCCAAATTCAAACAAGAAACACAAGGCGTTCTAGCTAGTAAAAGCATTTCACAGCCAGGGCTCTCCGAGGGTGCGCAGCTTGCGTCTATTGTACCCATGCGCATGAACAAAACAAGAGATGCTACATTTACAAAGACGGATTCTCTCTTTACAAATTCTGGTCTTTCTATGCGCGGATCCTACGGGTCTGAACGTTACGAATAATTGTGCCGTTAAGTGAAATATTCAGTCAGAGCCAACCTTTCGCCTTCTTCTATTATGTTTCCTCGGTGAATATAAGTGGTATCTGCTATCACAAGTGTACCTGCTTTTCCAACAACATTGTATAGTTGACAATCATTATTACTGCTTAAAATGGTATCCACTGTGGAATCAGCAAAGCGGGTGTTATAGCTAGATGTCCGTGGGGTAGGATATCCTATGTGTCTTTTGGACGAGTTTGTTATAAATTGAAAATTCCCATTCTTTTCTGTCACATCGGTTAGATACAACAGGCATTTGAACTGCATATCATGATTGTCTCTATGCCATCCAGCTCCACTATTTTTTCTTTTGCCCGGTTCATAAATTAACTTGTTTGCCAATGTTTTTTTCTTCAATGGTCTCCTCGTGTAGTCTTTCGCAATAGAATTCAATAATATATTATTTGAAAATGTATCTTTAATATACTGAGATTCTTTCTCAATATTAAATATACGTTCATCATTAGAACAACCTTCTTTGTCTAAAATTTGAATGGCCTCTTTTTGTTCTTGAAATACTCTTAAAAGTTCGTTTTTCATCTCAGCAATCACGTCGCTTTCGTAAAAGTTTGTTAATGTCACAATACCAAACTGTTTCAAAAACAATAATAGCTCTTCTTTTTTTGGTTTAATATTTCCACAGTCAAATGTTGGTATTCCCCCATTCTGATTGATTCCAATATCGTGGTCCTCTCTTATGATTTTGATGTTTGATAGGGCATTGATGTATTTCATTTCATCATCAATGGCATGGGAGTAACCTGATTTATTTACAGTCTCAAAGTAGTGATTGTAATCGTTACCTTTGAAGAAATTGAAACCATAACAGTTGACCTCTTCTGCAATAGATGAGGCCAATAGGATTGCACAGAACCCTGTCGTAAGCGATTGACCTCTTATCTTAGATTCGTGTTCTAGAATCCAACTGGGTACTCTTTCAATAGTGTGGGTTGGTAGAAAAGGTTTCAATCCGTTTGGATCGCTATCTTTTAACAGTATCTTTTCATGTGGACCAATAGCGTCTGCACAACTGTGTTCGTCCCAACCTTTAAACTCTTTTTTCATGTGAGCTTTTTGGTAGTTTGGATCACGCAAAGCATTATACACATGGACATTAAGAATTCTAATGTCTGTGCGAGAACCTACGTTCTTTTCAAACCCATCGCTTGGTGCCCGATTACATCGAATGATACAATCATGCGAATCAATCTCTGCACCATATTCTCTTTCCATAATTGCAGGACCACTGCCCACAACGGCACATGTACGATATTCTTTCACTTTGGGATTAGTCGGATCTACTGCTGGTCTTAGTTGTTGCAGCATCAACGGCGCATCACTTGGGGATCTCATGAAAGTGATATTAAAATTATCATTTTTTATCATTTTATACCCTTCTTTCTGCATCATACGATCAATTAGTTTTTGCGTATTGTTTTCTAAATCTTTCTTTTTGAGAAATAAATCAAATTCTATCAGTACATATGTTGGATAAATCTGGTCATCTAACATTTGATTTACTGTCTTTATTTCAGCCCCCTCAATGTCCAATTTTAATAAATCAATGTGGGTATGTCCATGTTGATCCATCATACTTTTTATTGTATCTACTTGCACTGTGTCGTATTTTTGCCCAAACATGTTTTCAACCAATGATTGTGACACATATTTTTCATTAGTTTGCTTGTAAAATTTCAATTCGTCTTTTTGATCCCACAATCCAACTTCGATGTATTCGAATTTATCAAAGTTTGGATTTAAAGAAGATATGCAAGAATAATAATCTTGTTGAATATTGCCCGTGAATGATTTTCCGTTAAGATAATATTGCATTACTTCCGCGTAATGCTTTGCGGCTGCAAATGTCGGATCAATTAAATATATATTGCAGTTATATTTTGAATGCAGTAATAGATCAAATGATATGTCTTCACCGACGCCAGCCGAATAAACGATGCTGTTGTCATCTAATTCCATAATCGCTGGCACATACCAACCACCGTAATTTGTTCCCAATCTTTCTACTTTGGGATTTTTTCTTTCATAAACATAAGTAATGCCACTTTTTTTTGATCTTTTGAATTGATTGCTTCTTAAAAGTGTCTCAACTTTTTCACCAAAACCCTTGTACATTAAAAATTCGTGAATTTCAACCATGATTAATCGTATTTTTGGACATAGGGGTAATATTTCCTGTAAAGCCTGGAGTTCGCCACCCTCTATGTCCATGATGAGAACTGTTGTATCGGCAAATATTGATGGATGTAAAACAGGTACTTTATATTCTCTCTTGTTTTTCTCTTTGTTATCCAACCTGTGTGCGCTCCCAGCTACAGCTTTGTCGTATGCATAGAATGATCCGTCAGAATCTAAAGATACTAATCCATGAACTATATCAAAGGTTGCTTTATTTTTACTTTTATTTTCTTTTAAAATTGAAAGAAGTTCGGGATTGGCTTCCACAACTTTATGTTTTGGAATACCACCTGATAATTTATGAAGTCTTTTGTTTGTTATCACTGATACAACACCTAAGCATCCGCCCAATTCCAACACTACATCATCACTTGTGAATTTCATTTTATTTAATAAACCAATTTCCTCTTTCTCGTATTTTCCTTTTTTCATTCTACTAACCATATCGCGAGGACCTGAAAAAACGGCCCCTTTGTATTTTACGCTTTCGTAAATATCGTGGTCCTCTTTCACTTTGGGATTAGTTAGTTCTCGGAGCATAGACGGAGACGCATCCAAGTACCAGTATCCATGTTCCTTAAATCTATCAATTTTGGGCTTCAAACCTTTTATGTAATTGTTATGAATGAGGATTGGTGTAATACCTAATTTTTCTATTTTTTTGCGCCCCCCCCAAAACCAGCGCGCACCATTTGGGTAAAAATACGGATCATAAGTACCTAGCTTTTTGCGATTTACAACTCTATTCATTGCCTTCTGGTCATCGAAAGTTGACGATGACATTTCTATAGCCTCTCGTATGCATCTCGTGTTCTCTTTTCCAGGCACCAATGTCATTACTCCGGCACAATGATTAGTTCCAGAACGGAACCCCTTTTCGTCGCTTTGCATGTAAATTGGTTTTGCTGGGTATTTAAAATACTCCTTTATCGGATCTCCTAGTAAAACTATATCTGTGTCAAGATAAAACGTAATCCAACCCTCAGAAAGTGTCTTTTCAATAGCTTTTAGCTTGTAAATCATAATGTCATTAAAAGCTTCAGTAGCAAATGAAGCTTCCTTGGCTAGTTTATCTGTTAGTAAATCATCTCTGCACAAAATATTTTCTTTTACTACCGCATCTCTCGATTCGACGTCCAGAGGAAAGATCATGAGCAAATCGTCGACGTTAACCCGGCGAGCTGAAATTAGGAAATTACGCCATTCGTCTATTAAACCAGACGTGAAAAACATGACAATTTTACACCTTGATCTCAAACTCTTATAAAGCCAGTAGTCCAAGTACAACAATTCGGGATCAGTCTTCTCTTCGCTTGGGTCAATGTTGTTTACATCGTGCCACCAGTCTACAAAGATTACTCCAGGAAATTGCTCATGGAGTGGCGTCATTTGCCCCCGCCGCACAATAGGCCTCGCTCCAAGAGCGTATGATTCCATGAATCTATGCGTGTCCATTCCGTTGCCTTCGGGGCACAAAGAAAAACTATGTTTTGCTAAATTGTTCAAGTAGTCTATACCAGATTGTCTCTTAGTCCACACAACGCTTTTGCTGTCTTTAAGTTCGGTTTTCAAAGCATGCCTATCATCTCGGTAAGAAGACTTCGGTGACCGCGACGTTGAATAATTAATACCAGCGGCAATTATCTTACCATTCTTTTCTGTGCGCCCCTTCAAAAGTTTAATAAACTCATCTGTCATGGCATGACGTTTCTCAAACATAGTGCTCTCAAGTCCAATGGGAATCCGCACCAATTTCTCGTGTGATTCGCCATACCAATTGGACGCGACACACAATGAAACTTGACGATGATTTAGAAAATCATTGTGATTTTTGGCAGAATAGCAAGTGCTATGAAATTCGTGGTCGACCACAAAGATTATGGTCCCTGGTTTAAGTTGGTCAAGATTCTCTTTTTTCGTAAACTGTTCAAGTTTTTCTGGTGCTACCACATGAATGATATCAGATTCGAGACCTCTGAGATATTCTTTCAAAGACTTTCGCGTAAGGAAGACGCGTTTTCTCTGTAAAGAACTACTAAGATTTACGCCACGAAACAAAGAAAACAGTCCAGATTCGTGGTCGTGGTGTGAGATGTACCAAATCACAAAGATAACAAGTATTATACAAAACACACAGAGAAATAACCACAGCATATCACGTTGTTATAGTCAAATATAATATAACTGAATTCAAAAATGAGTACTTGGTATTGTTACTTGTTGGTAGACGCGGCGGGGCGCCGAACCTACGTGGGCGCAACTACCGATTTTCCACGGCGGCTGCGGCAACACAATGGCGAATTGAGTGGAGGGGCAAAAAGAACAAGAGCGCACAGGCCCTGGCGACCGCTTGCTCACGTTGAAGTAGGAGAGAAAATACCAGCGCTTCAGCTCGAGTGGCGTCTCAAGCGCGCACGCGGACCAAAAAAACGACTGGAACTTTTTGAAAGACTCTGCCTTGAAAGAAACCTCGTCGTCGTAAAGTGACTTTCATGCGACAACGGCATCAACCAGCTGCGGCCATTTTTTACGATACCGTTTTTGGTAAGGAAGTGGATAGCCAAACTTTGAGAGAAGATGCTCTGATAGTGCTTTTAAGTAATTAAAATACGCCTTTTCTGTTACGAAACAGAGCCATAAATTCATCAAGGGCATGTCATGTGAAGTGCTCATAATGAAAGAGTTTAAGTACTCGCAGTACTTCCTACGCCTCATCTCAGATTGGCCCCTTTGCCAAGCGCATACAATATCTAAGACCAGGCTCATTTAGAAATTGTCATTTTTTTTCAGTTTGCAATCTGAACTAACGTAGAGTTTGGTTTTTTCTGTGCTCCCGTCAAATTTTGATACATGAAGTCTGCATTTGCACTTATCTGCGTCACTTGTCAGGGGTTCAACGCAACCCATTTCTTTAGACCCCTTATCCTTTGAGCATTTAGCCCTGAACGATTCCATGAACAAACGAGCTGTTTCCGCGGTGTACATCAAGTCTTTCTTTTGCACCGCATTTGTGACGCAATTATGTAAACGGTACACGAAATGAAACAAGGCGTCACGATTAGCAAAATCTTTTTGGCTACAGCCAGCCTCTCGTACATTCTTGGGGAAGTTTTCGCGGCACGCGCCACAGGGTAATATTTTACCAAAAGAGATGAGAAATTGTGCCGCGTCTGCCTTGTCTTGTGCAGTGGGACTCTGCTTATAGTTTGCGGCAAAACAGTAGAGTACGAACCAGAAGGGTGGACCCCATACCCGCGTCTGGAGACCGTCCCCCTGATTTCCCATGCCTTTTAACAAATCAGCGATATTGTCTTGCGCCATGTTCCTATTTATGTGTTTTATTTTTTACGTCTCCGGTTCTTCTCATTTTGTCTGCATGATGAACGAGTACGTGATCTTTAGAATTTTCTTGTAAATGTGCTTTTCAAGCTCGTCGTTCAACAGATCAAATTTGTATCCACAGATGTTAATTACCCCAATGTCGACTTTTTCTGCATTTTCCTCAAACCACTTATCTACGTAGTCGTCTATCTTTTTGTCCCACGCGTTATCTTTTAATTGTTTTTTTAGCGATTGTATTTCCTTCTCCCTGGCTTTGAGTTTTTTCTTTAACGAAACTAACGTCTCGTCCTCCTCTTCAAATTCTGCGTAATCTTGTTCTGATTTAAGCATGTGGGCCATGTATTTTTTTCCAAATAGACCCATGTTATCTAAACAACTTATTTTTCTACTCGTCATCTTCGTCTTCGGGATCCTGAATATAGTCTTCGTCTCCGTCATCTCCGTTGACGGAGTACCGAAGTTGGCGCGACCGGTTGCGCGCGCGCGCGCGCCTTTCGCGCTTCGACTGTGACGACCGGCGCGCCGCCTGCTGTTGAGTAGGAGTTTGAACAACTGGTTGAGCAGCTGGAGCAGCTGGAGTTTGTTGAGCAGCTGGAGGAGTTTGTAGAGCACCTGGTTGCTTCTTATAAAGTTCTACAAGGTATTCTACATAGTCTTTCTTTTTAGGACTTTTGTGCTTTTGTTGAAACTCGTCCCACTTATTCTTGCTCTTTATAATAGCTTTCATTGTATCAATTTTACATACGTTTCCCTTGATTGAGGCATTGTACCCTATTTTTAGACTATCATCACATTTGTTTGTTTGGTTGTTTTGGTTTTTGGGTTGAGGCTTTTTCTGGGGCTTTCTATTCGGGGCACTTCGTATTTTTTCGGCTTTCTTTTCTTCCAGTACTCCGTCTATAAAAGCTTTGTAAAGTTTTCTTTTTGTTTGTACATCGTCTAACTCAGGTGGTTTGTCCCATTTAATTTCGTTCGTGCTTGGGTCGTACCAAAACTTTTCCCCACGAATCGCCTTTTCGAGATCTTTGACATTCACAGACCCTGTTTTAGCACAAAGAAGTTCAATGTTTCTTTCAAGCGTTTCAAGCTCCTCGTTATCTTCACCGACAATACCTATTACCTCTTGAAGAGCTTCTTCCTCCGAGAGCTTGCCACCTTTTGCCACATCTTTGAGTTTCTTGCGAAGTTCACTACGCTTTTTTGGAGTATTAAAAAGGTTTACCATCGTTACTATTGGAGAAATCATTTTCCAAGGGGACACACTCTGGTTAAGAATGGGTTGTAAGGTATCTAACACTGTTTTTGCAGTTGCAAAGTGTTCTTTCACTTTATCATATTTCTTTTGGTCATCCATTTTGTTCCTTTGATGTATCTTTGCAGCAGCTTGTCCCATATTCGCAATTCCATCGTCAATTACTCTCATTTTCTCACTTGCTGAATCGGCATTAGATGGTTCAATTGATGTCGCTGCTTGAACAGCAACAAATCCAGCCAAGAACTGAGAAAAGGCTCTCAACTTGTCGCGGCACATCTCTCTATTTGAAGAACCCCATTTTTTTCTTAATAATTTACCCGGTATTCCAACAAGGTAGCCCGGAACACAAGTAGCCATAATACCCCAGGTTGGTAGAAACAACCACGTACACAGTGGTCTCGCTGCACTAACCGGTAAATTTCTTAATGTATATAACACCTTAACTACTGTTTTACCAATAGCTATTTGCTGTTGTAAGTTCTCTGCTTTACTTTGTGGGTCTGTCTTTCCGAATACGTCCCTCTTTACATACCTCTTCATACTAGCAATTTTACCTTGGTCCATCTCATCTTTGGCATCCGCCATCAAATTTTCAACATTCTTGAATATTACTTCAATATATCGAATGCAATATGCAATACACATACCTATGCTTGTTAATATTGAACCCAACCACCCGCTCCAAACTAATGAATTAGCCCACGCAATATTTCTTATGGCGCCTTGCCATTTATTCGCCAAAGAATTATAAATTTTCTGACCCATACTCAAATCCATTTTCCCGAAGATTTGTCCGCGGAACTTATGGTATGGTTTCATTAGATCTAACCATGGTTGTGTTCCTGATTGGTACAACATGTAATATGCTGCAGAAAATAATGCTACAGTAAAGATGACTTGCTTGTCACTACATTGTCCAGCGCTTTTTTCTTTACGTTCATTACCTTCGTTAATGTAGTCTGGAAAGTTGTTGTCAACATTAGTCATAAAATCTGGAAACTCGTCGCCACCTTTCAATTTCGACTCGAAGCGTGATTTTACAGTGGGGTTGGCGGCTAGAACTTGTTTGAATTTAAGCCCGAGGATAAAATTTCCGTAGTCTTTCATAGCTCGTTTTGCGCTTGACCCAGAAAAGTTGCAACGTATGTAGGAAGCAGCAAAACTATGAATTAACACCTCTGAATTATCCATTTTACTAAACATCAATAAAAAAATGCGTTTAGACATGCATGACAAAAAACCAAGAACAAACTAGTATGGGTGTGTACAACTACTTCGTTGGTTCGTGGCTCAAAGAAGTGTACTTTAAGGGCCCCTGCGCAAATTGGCTGCCTTTTTGGTGTGGTCAAAAGGAACACCAAATATGTGGAAAATTAACAGGTATGTCAGAAACTCACTTCAAAACCGCCCAGGGTGGAGAGGAATGTGTTGAACTGTTGTCTAGCCGCTTCGAGTCGTTTGAGGTAGCCTTCCTTGGAACATTTTACTTGACGTTGCTGGTGTCTGGAGCAAAAGAGTGCCTTCGAATTGCGAGGTTTATGGTCATGTGGGTATTTTTTCGAAATACGGGCTTGTCAATCGCACCGGAACCGGTTCGTCGTCCCCAGGGTAGGCAAATTTTGCAAAACGATTTGGGGTGTCGTTAAATACGACCGCCGTGGCTGGTGTTGACGGGGGAATAAACGCATCGAGTTTAAACGTCTGAAACTTGGTATGATAACAGGTGTGGTCAAGAGCGTTAGAAGCGGAGATTTTGGTCCTACACACGGGACACCAAGGTTTCTGTAGGACGCTTTCATGTTGCGTCTTCGTTGCGTGGCAATTACTACACAGGGGCCACAGATTATCTATTTTGTCCGCCCCACCAAATCTTAGAGCAATGAAATGATCAACTTCAAAACAGTATCGACCCGCTTTTCCGTCTTTCGTGAAATCGTTGAAATTTATTTTAGTAGCGCAACAGGCACACTTGTGATTCCAAGCTCTAACAAAAGCATTTCTTCTGCCTAGGTCCCACGATTGAACCAATCGACGCGCCATCGTGTGCTGTAAATAACATTAAAAAAAAAACTTTCAAAATAACTAGCTTTGACAAGCTCGAGTTAGGCATCCGGCGACGCAACTTGGAGTACAACTTTTCTTCGTGGGCATAGCTACGCGAAGACCGTTTTTATTAACTTCAATAAATTCATCGATTGCTGCGGAAACCATGGGTTTGATGATGTCGTCAAAAGCATCAAGTGGACCCTCGTCCTCGTCGATGACTTGGTGAATTACGGCAATGATAAGATTCTTTTTAGCATGGGGTTTAAGCTGGCTAATGCTATCCACGTGTTCAATGAGCATTTTCGTTATGTGCATGATTTTGCTAATTATGTGTCCCTCGCCGTTGAGAACTGACATGACAGCTTCTTTGGAATCTTCGATGAGATCTTGGGCTAAATCGGTTTGCGCTAAATCATTATGCGCGGTCATAGTTTTTAGTGAGGAGACATAAAAAAAAATGTGAATTCAACGCTTCTCTATGATTCATCTTCTCCCACACTGTCTTCAGTTCTTGCCCGTTTCCTCGTACCAGTGCTCTTATCGAAGCATAGTTTGATTCTTTTTTGTCCTCCATCCAAACTTGAAGACTCCTCCTCGGCATTTTCCCGAGACGGAAGTAAATATTCGATAATCTTGTCAATGAGGAACTGTTTGTTTTCAAAGACCCAGTTGGGAAGATGTGAGACATCTATGTCATTAGGCAGCTCTTCTTGTAACATAGTTGTCAAAACCTCAAATAGGGATTCCGAGTTGAGTGATTGGTTGTTTTTTGATGTTTCATCTTTTACACGAATAAAATAAGTTTCGTCCCCATCGTTGGTGAGTTGCACTTTCTGCGAAATAATCTCTTTGGTGCGCATCATTTGTTCAATGGCCGGCGTGCAGTCTTCAATTTGTGAATTTACTGATTGCATGCGTTCCTTCACGTCTTCGGAAATAGCCTTCAACTCTTCCTGTAATTGAACAATTTCAACAGCCATCGACTTGTTTTCTGGGGTTGCGACTCGAGGCGTAACATTCTTTGGAACTCGGGGCTTGGTGAGTTGGACTTGCGGGCTTGTTGTGGTTACTGTCCGTGCATTTGAAATCATCTCTGTGATGATTTCTGCAAGACTTTCGATGTTATCAGTCCTTGTTTCGTGGTTAAAGCATTCGTGGAGGTCAGGCAATTCTAAACCCTCTACGACATCTCTAACATGAATAGAAGATAGCTTTCTTTTACTAGTATTTGCCTTTAGCTTGATGCATCCGTGTGACGCGGAGCCGTCTGTGTCTGTTTCATTCCAAATAACTGGACCTGATCCTTCCGAGAAAATCTCCACGATTTTACCTCTTAGTTCAGCTAGTCTAGCATTGATCAAGCTTCTTTTCTGCTTTGCTTCTTGTGTAATTCTTTTTTTTTCCAGGTGAGCAGTAGCAAAACAACGAATTATTTCTGCTGAATTAGGATCCATTTGATTTGCAACTTTTTTTTTGTAGCGTGAAACTAAACGCAGTAGTAATTTGAAAGTCATGGTTGAAACTTTAGTTCCAATGTCAAAGAGTAGCAGACAAGATTACATACAACTCAACACACATTACGTAAGCACAATAACATCTAATTTTACATCAAAACTCGTTAAAGTCGCATGGGGCAGTTGCAAGTGGGGAGAAAACGTTGGTCATCTATGCCAAGAGCTGCGGTGTACTATCAAAAAGTTGATCTTATCGGTACTTCTAATTCTCAATTCGAAAAGGGAGATGGATGCTTATGTAAAGCGGGTCTCAAACAGGGTATTGGAATGCATTGCGGGGGAAACACAATATAAACTCGGAAAGTTGACAGTGTGTTCTTTCTTAAAGTGTAATTCCGTAGAATTACCGAGAGATATTACAATGGAAATACTCCAGTACGTACCAGAAAAACACGCGATATTTGCTACGAGGATTAATAACTTGAATCACGCCCTTTTCTTTACCACAAGGTTATATGAAAATATTAGCCTCGATGATAAAAATATCTGGAAACTCGACGCAAAAAGGCGAAGCTTCTTAAGAAATAAATTAGTTCTCAAAAAACTTTATTGTGAAAGTAAATTAATTAGATAGATTAGACAGACAGACAATGGATAGAACAAAACATCTCACCGCGGTGGATTTTGAGACTCGAAAGCAAATAACATGTTGCTCCGAATCAAGCATTGTTGTTCAGGGACCACCAGGCTCTGGGAAAAGTGCTTTAATGGAAGACATTGCGAAGGTATATAAGTCGCAGAATATTGTTTACATGACTCTGAATAGCACCCTCGCGAAGTCCTCCGCAGATAAGTACAGTCATCTCAAAAACGTGAGCTGTTGCACCTTAGACTCCGTTAATTATGCTGCTGCAAAGCAAATACTAGGAAATTTCGAGATGCTTCAGGACGAACGCTTAAAAACTTACCAGACTAGAGCACTTGAGAAATGGGCAGCAAACGATGAAGATTGCGACGACATGGATAAAATACCATACGTGGATATATTTATTGATATAATCAACGGGAATAAAGACGTACAGAGAAAACACTTCACCTGGCCTATTTTAAGAAAGCTTGTCCTGAGCACTACTATTCTATCCGATATTTGCGCCGGGAGATTGCAACCGTGGCGCACAGCAAACGACGAGTCTAACAGAAAAGCTAAAGAACTGTATGATTCGCACATTGTCTTTGTGGACGAGGCGCAAGATCTTGGCCTAATATCCACGGAATTAATAGTTCGCCACGTGCTGCCACACAAGCGAATATATTGGCTTGGAGATAAGTACCAGAGCATATATGGCCAAACACAAGATATATTTTGCCGAAACAATACCACAGAATTCAAATTGCGTAAATCCTTCCGCTTGCCAGTCCAACTTTCCGATGTCTTAAGATATATGGGATCAGATATTTACGCCGGTAACGAACAAAAAACATCTTTCAACGTCAAAATGGCGTCTGTTTCAAATCTTGGTTGCGAAGAGGATGATGAAGAAATATTGTACTTATTTCATACAAATAAAAGCATGTGGAGTCATGTTATCCGTAGCAATTTATACAATCAAACGTTTAGGATGAATGATTTTGAAAAAAAGGCTGGAGATTTGATTGCGGAAGCTGTAGAAATGGAAGAGCATGGTCCAAGACCAAAAAAAAGAAGGGTTGAAGAAATTTTCCCATCTGCTTCAACTGCCGACGATGTTAGAAATATTATAGATGGAATTCGCTTGAGACAAAGCAAAAGTGCTAAACTAACTATAGGAACGGTTCACGCTTTCAAAGGGGCTGAGTGTCGAAAATGGATTATTTCTAATGATATTTTCCAAAACGTCCTAAAATCGAGGGGACCTAAAAGTCGACGTCTTGCGCTTAACATTTTAAACGTTGCTCTTTCGCGTGGAGATACGACTTTATATCTCGAAGACGGAATTGGACATGAATTGTACGTTTTAATCTCGTGCATGATGTATTTGCCCCTTGATGTTAGACGTTACATATCCGAATTCTCACCCTTTTTGTGATTGTTCAACCGCAACCATCGCTTCTCGAAGCTCTTTGCGCTTTTGCTCGTTCACGCCAAACAGGTCCGACAACAAGTTGTGACTGTCGTCCCTAGAAATTTCTCCACGTTCTAATCTCAGTTTTAGCTTAATAACTTGTAGCATTCTTCCCCTCTCTTCTCCCTTGCAATCCCTATCTGTAAAAGTATGAAAGATGGCGGGGTATCCTTTCGCTAATTTAATGTATTGTTCTTCTTTTTGACAAAGAGCTTCTCGTACATGATCATCACTCAATTCTGGACGGTCTCTTCTCATAGAATCGGCGTCGTCGGCTACAGACTTGCACAAACTCCCAACCAAATCAGCAGGCATTCCTATAGAATATCTAGCTTTGTCTACGTCAGGCATTTCTAGGATCTTTGCTCCTGTTTTTTTGGCAAGCCTCTTTGCCTCCTCCTTGTCCGCAAGCATCCCCGACATTTTTACACCTGGCATAGTTTTGCCCGTAGTTTCAATCGGTACATCCTTCAAAAAACCCTTCTTCATTTTTACGAATGTTGTTAAAAATAAAAAACCGAATATGAACTCACTTGTCCATTCCCAAAAAAAATAATAATGAGTACCTAAAATGAAGTGTTCATCGACATATTTGAACGCGTATACAAACAAGGCAAGATGGAGATTTGCAATCCTCTTTGGTTACATTATATCTGCAATATATATGCTTGGGTTGATTATTTATGCTTACTTTAATTCGCAACGAGAAAAAAATAAAGGGGACGACAAACAGACCAAGCAAGATCTTGAGTTAGTTGGGTTCTTCGACGCTTTATTCAATCCATACTACTTTTGCGGAATATTTGTAGCGTTTTCAATTGGACTAACTATTGGCTATTTTGTATCTGGTACAAAGATGGATTGCATTGCTCTTGCCAGCGAGGTAAACAACACTAAAATAGTGAAAGAAGCTGTAAAGGAGTGTAAAGAAAACACTCTCTGCAAAAGCAGCATTAGTCAGCAATCTGTTGCAAGCGATGCATCCGTTGCGGAAATTGCCCCCGTTCCTGTTGAACCTCTTCCAACTATATTAGAAAATGTATCAAATTACAGTCAAGGCAGCACTCTAAAATCATACTGGGGCGAAGATTTGCAGTCTCTGATCAATAAATAGGCAAAAAAAAGGGTCTTGGTGAGGATCTTGGGTAAGTTATCTAACGGCGGCGGCTGCTGCGGCGCTTCTTGCGGAGATGAGCCCTGACGTTTCCAGAACCCCTGCGGCGGTGACCAGAGACGCGAACCCTTTTGCTGCTGCGGCGCTTCTTGCTGCTGCGGCGGCGGCGCTTTTTGCTGCTGCGGCGCTTGCGCTTGCCACCCGCAAGCTGCATCTCATCATCACCGCCTCTCATGCGGCGGCTGCTGCGGCGCTTGCGCTTGCTGCTGCGGCGGCGCTTCTTGCTGCTGCGGCGGCGCTTTCTGCTGCTGCGGCGCTTCTTGCTGCTGCGGCGGCGCTTCTTGCTGCTGCGGCGGCGCTTGCGCTTGCCACCGGATAGTGATCCGACTGGAGCAAACCAGTCATCTTCTTCAAGGGCTTTAAGTAGAGGGTCCATGGTGTTAGACATAAGATTGTTCTGTTATATTTACAAAACAAAAAAAACATCTATGAGGCTCAATGAGAAATTCCTTTTACTAGAGTAAGGAATTAGGAGCGGCGCCTCTTGCTGCTACGGCGACGCCTCCTGCTGCTACGGCGCTTGCTGCTGCGGCGCTTCTTGCTGCTGCGGCGGCGCTTCTTGCTACTGCGACGGCGCTTCTTGCTGCTGCGACGGCGCTTCTTTTTGCCGCCTGAAAATTTTCTTGTAGCTCTCACAATTTTTTGGTCTTCTTCAGACATCCCAGCCCTGCCCATTAATTGATCTTCTAGTTTTCTCCCACCTTTGGAATTTCTAAACTTTTGAATTCCTCTGACTACTTTTCTAGCAGATCTCATTCGTCGCTGAAATTTAGAGCGTCTTCGCCCACCAGAGTACAGGGCAACCTTTACGCGGTCCGATAGTCTAGAACGCCTAGCTCTCCACGAAGGTCTGGATCTACGGCGGAGGTGACCGCGTACACGAGTCTTCTTAGACGACCGGCGCTTGGACGACTTGCGCTTAGACCGGCGGGACGATCGGCGCTTTTTTCCACCTTTTAGTGGGGCAAACCAATCGTCGTTTTCATAACCACCACGAAGTGGGGGTTGTTTTACATAGTCGGCTTCTGTTCCGAATCTCATGATTTTGTTTTGGTATGTTACTTTACCAAAATATAAAAAGTCTACACACCTAAAAAGTCTAAATTTTCATCCCCACAAGCTAAATTACACGTTTCTGTTAATTTCTTTGTCTTGATAGTTTCATCTCGGGTTAATTCAGTTGCTAGATAAACTAGAAGTGGGATCATAAGTGGAAATGCGACAAAACCAAATGATTTTGAAAATTGTATTGTACAAAACATGCATAGAGCACCGGTCACTAAAAGAAGACTTTTGTACAATCTCACATGTGTTGTAAACTTCAAAACGCAATGAGCCGAAATGCAAACCAATTGCATAGTCACGTAGTAAACTAATCCTGTACAAGGGCACTCGGTACACGTGCGATACGCAATGAGCGCCGCTAAATTCGCGACGCAAGTTACGCCAACCCAATACATGTTATTTGTCTCGTTTTCATCCATTGAAAGCAAACCAATACAAAACAACGGCAAGAGGCACATAAGTATTGGCCTAAACATACCAACTTGTATACTACTATAATATAATAATTTATGCCTGTGTTTTAAGAGGTAATATGATTTCGAGTAATTCCGATTGCTTAACTGCAGCCAAAATACAAACCTGTGCAAAGGATTGTATATTACTTGCTTTTATGAAGTTAAAAAAAAATTTACCAGATGAACTGTTGAACATAATCATGCGCTATTTAGGAAAACCAAAAATACCAGTCCAAAGATGCGATGTGCATCCTGAATTTGTTGCGCGTGGATCCTTCAAGAAAAGGCAAAAATATACTGGGAGAAATGGCCGGGGTAGCTTGCGTGTAAAACGCGGATTCCTTAAATCTCTTGGCAACTATTCGAGATGATAATACGTTGAAAAAACTCTTATACTTTTATATGTCACATGCAGTACATGATGAAAAATAGTAAACATCAAAGAAAATGGAACAAATCTATGATTAGAGCAGTGGGGCGGTTAGAACAAGATATGTGCACACTCCTGTACACGTACATGAAGTACTATGCCTCTGAAGACTCGGAAGAGAATATTATTTTCAAGCAACTACACATCTCTCCGAAAGAAGCACTTGTTTATCTGTGCTCTAACAAGAGCGTAGGCGACATCTTTGAGCAGATTATTAATTCCAATAGTCAGTCGGCGGAATAAGAAGATCTAAAAACGGTTTTACCTGATTTCTATGGAGCTCTGTCACTGGAACCTCGCTTGCTCTTATTGCATGAATAAATCGTCTAAAGTTTTGGATTAGAACATCATAATCAATACAAAAGTGGTGGTTTGCGTCAATTAAAATTGGTGTAAGATCAACAATTGTTGTGTTTTCTATTTTTTCCACTTTATCCGTCTTGTATCTATTAATTGCTTTAAAATAACCCCATTGCATTAACGGAAGTCGATTAAGGAAGAAGGCCTGATCAGAAATAATCACAAGGAAGTATTCGCCATTTTCAAACAATTTCTTGAGTCTGCTTTGAGATTCGCGAAGCACGTGTTTAAAGTACGAACTTGATGGTTGCTTTGGCAGTATTTCAAGCAAACTGCCAAAGGGTTGATGAATCACGACGATTTTTTTTTGTAACAAGGTCCATTTTCGATAAGCTTCAACATTAGTCCTCTTGTCAAAAACTTTCATGATAGCTACAATACAGGGGTAAAAAATAATCAACTGAATAAATGCAGTATGTCAATTGCAGTTGCTAGAAAGTGTAGCAAAGATTCTGTGTCACATGGAGCACAAAACATTTCCATGTTCAACAATCTCATCATTCCTGAACCCGGAAGCATTTGCAAACCAGAAGTGAAAAGTAACCATCCAGGCAACGAAGCCTTTTTTACTCTCAACGAAGACTTTAACGATTCTGGAATTGCGGCGTACCTTGGCGGACAAAGTACACAAGCAGCATTTCACAACCCAAGCGCAAATCTCTTGAACACTCCTCCAACCTTTCCCGTATCTGACGCCCGGCTTTGCCAGAACAATCAATACGCACAAGCACTGCCCCCGGGCGCAATTGCACCAGCTTCTCATTTAAATCCACATGTCGAATTTTTTGAAAACGAATCCGAATTTCCTCAAAACTTTGCTGATGATGGGGGCACATTGATCGTATATAGACGAGGCGATAGGCTTGTAGAGGTCGATTCAAATCTCGTGGCAACCGCAAATTCGGACTTAGCATGTTATCAAGTACCAGAATGCCCAATTGAAACGCGACGTAGAAAAGGTAGGTGTTTTTGTATGGGCCTTGACTTTACAAACGGTTTTCCACCTGCGTCAAATTGGCATGAAATCTCCCCGTGTCTGCAAAAAGTAGCGTGTCCAGACATCAATGCCGACGGGGAATTTGACGAGAGTCTCGCATTAGATGAAACAGAGGAGTACATATTGTGGCAATTTAATTCTACAGAAGCTTTTTCAGGTATACGGCATCCTAAATTTGTTCCCATGGAATTTAATCATGGCGTATGCAATCCATGAGCTACTGATTTTGGTTTGAGATTTCGCGCATCCCTACGTTTTTACATTTAGCGCTTGTTTCGTAATTATTAATGAGATTCCATTTCAAGTGATTTTTGAAGACAAAGACAAGTTCATGCGGTTTTGGTTGATTCATAATGTTCCTGTCACCGCCAGCAAACGGTGAATGTTTCCAAAAACCAATAGGCTCAAAGTGGGAGTGCTTTACCCAAGCAATCAGCGCTAGGCCGTTGTCTAGAGACGGAAGATCTTTGCAATCAATTCTTGTAAAGAGGTGCTTTTCGGAGTTTTTCGTTGTAACACCACAATATGGTAAGCAGCCTCGGTCCATGTCATAAAATATGACGTTGCATCTCAACATATTAAACGAATAATAACAAGCCCACAAATCTGCCCAAATTCTGTAATTTTGCATTTTTGCACGAATCTTATCGACGTGAGGTGCGTACTGTTGCAAATTTCGCGACTTCCAAAATCGATTCCAGTTTTTATCCAACGACTTCTGAAGTAAACGTCGAAGATTTCTTCCAATTATTATTTTTTCCGAGTTACTTTTTTTGTTGTAATTCATGAAATTAGAAATTACAGCTAAAGTGTGATAGTAGCAACTGCCGTCTTCTCCCACGCCTCGCCGGTAGCATTTATTTTTCATTTCTTTAGGAAAATTTTTGTTGCAACATTCTGTTAACAATTGTATGTGATCCAAATATAGATTTGTTGTGTTTCCGCAATGCGCCATTTACTATTTTATTTATAGACTATAAAAATAAGATGTCGCTAAATTCAACAATACTGATTGTGCTTGGAATTGTTGCTCTAGTCGCCGTGGCGTCTCTTGTTCTAGGCAGAGGAAGTTCAGCGAGAACAAAAGAAGCGTGTCAAAAGTTAATGCAAAAGGCGGCACAAACCACGGCAGCTGCAAATCAAGATCTGAATGAACTGTTTGCCGTCATTGATGCTACATATGCACTCGCGTATTGTGACGCATTAAACATGGTTACAGATGACAAAAACTTAAAGTCGATTATGGGGATTTCTGGCTCAGAGCTTCACATCAAGGCAAAAGAAGCCCAACGGAATGCAATTAAACGCTTAGGTGCAGAATTTCCTAGCTTATTGCCCGAGGGCGAGACGGCTATTGCCCAGGGCTGGACTTAATCACCACCATACTTTTTTTGCGTTTCTGCCGCAAAAAACAAAAAATAACCACGATAGTAAAGTAGAAGATGACTGAACATGAGGCGCGAAGCATGATGTATTTAAAAATTCCAGTCAACATATTCTTCCCTTCTAATTGTGAATGTATTCGTTGGGAAAGACAAGTCTTTACAAATGCTAAGGACTTCTTTAAACAAGTAAAGCACTTGGGAAGCATACACAGTACTACACAGATACTAAACGGGACACTCCTAACACAACTTCAAAATGGAAGAACAATCACTGCGACAAATGCAAGCGTGTTGACAAGCTGCGAAGAGGAACTCGCCTCTCTTCATCAATTTATATCTATTCTACACGCAGACTACCTGCTCAAGCACGGATACTCGTTTCCACCAACCCAAAAGCTTGATAACAGAGACAGGAGCATCTTAAATACCAGAATAAGGGTTTTTCAGGCCCAACCACTAATTTGCAATGCAAATTTGGAGACAACTAACAGTCGAATTGAGCTGGTCAGTGATAATGATGTAAGATCATCAGAGGGGCTCCCGTTTTGGCCCTGGTCGATTACAATGGACCAAGACGACGCAGGTAATTTGCAGGGCACAAATTGTGTGTGTTCAACTTTTGTTTTCGAGATCAAGGTTTCACTTCGAGATTGTTGTGTAACTCACAATCGATTCAGCGATTCGTTACATTCGAACTTTTCGCCATCTCATGGACTAGAACTTTCTTCAAGAATTCCTTTTAACAATTTTCTTCTGCTTGCAGACAAAATTAAAGCTCTTAGAGTTGATATAACTGGGGGGAATACAACCTTCAGGGATGTTTTTGAAAAGATCAGTTCTAGCGAAAGAGAAAAAGCATCTTGTAGCCACTACAACTCACAACTCTTGCAAGAATTTCGACAAGTGGAGCCCAGACTCAGAAATCAACATGTTAACAACATAAATAAAGTTCTCTCTCTTATTGATACACCTGCAGATAACATTTCCGACACTTTACAAACGGTTTGCAGAATTTTACCGATTCCTTTATTTCGTCACCAACAACAAGCGCTTCAACAAATGCTAAATATGGAATCGCGAGATTTCGAAGACCTGTTTTTTATGGATCTTCCATGTACAAGGCACCGCTTTTCCCCACAGCTAAACTACTTCAAGATTTTGAAAGATCATCCTATGCAACCCATAAATTTTTCTGGGGGGTTTCTCTGTGACCACACCGGGCTTGGAAAGACTCTTACTTGTTTAAGCCTCGCAATGATTACTGCTGCAAAAGGACCAACGCTAGTTGTGACAACCCTATCTATCTTAGCACACTGGAAAAGTGAATTGAGCAAGCTTTCGGGGGCTTCGCTTGCAAATGTAAGCGTGTGTGAGGACAACACAGAAAACGCCTTCTGTTTTCATACGTACTATGGACAAAGCAGACAGAGAAATCCAGATATTTTAGCTAGGAACACGGTTGTATTGACTACTTATAACACATTAAACAGAGATTATTCTGACTCTCGACACACGCAACTGGTTAATAGAAAGACTTATCCACTTCATGACATAAATTTTTATCGTGTTATTTGTGATGAATCCCACAAAATAAACACGGCCAATTGTGCCGTGATCTCCGCTTTGAAGAAGAAAGTCGTCTGGTGCGTGTCGGCGACACCCCTTGGAGATGGGACCGAGTGCGATGCAATGCGCATGCAATTGGGTCTCTTCAACCCCGGATTCGGCACATCCCCCTCTGCGTGGAAACATATAATGGAAACTGAAGGTCAAGCATCGGTCACTTATCTAAATCCATCAAATGTTGTTGTTCCGCATAGACTCGTCTCTATTTTAAAGCGTGTTTGTGTGAGAAATACAGAGGAAACCATAGAACAGACACTTTTGCCACAAATTAGAACAACCACACTTGAATGTAGGCCACCATCAAATTATCGCGAAGTTTCGCAAACAACGACACAATTAATCCAACGAGACTCGAGAAACGGCATAAGAGCACAGAAACATTTTAACGCATTGAGGAGATATCTCACTTCTTTAAACGCTGAAATACCACGGCAGCAGCTACCGCCACTCATCGAAGAACAAAACGTACAGTTGCCTGATGACATTTGCGCAATTTGTCTCGAAGAATTTGAGACACCAGTAATGCTCCCTTGTAGACATTTTTGCTGCTTTTCCTGCGTACAACAAATTCAAGTTGTCGGGAGAACAACACAAAAGAAATGTCCCCATTGCAGACAGCTATTTCACCAAAACGAACTTCGATTGATAGAACCATACGAGTCAACAGAACCAACCAACCAAGTGTCCGGTAAAATTTCCGTTCTCAAGACTTTCTTAGAGCAATCGGCCCATCAAAAGATTTTAGTGTTTACCGAGTTTAAAACAAATTACCTAATGGTTTCTCAAATATGCACAGAACTAAATCGGGGTTTATATTCGCTCGATGGTAGCATGACTTCTTCAAAAAGAGCAAAATATATGAAAGAGTTTGATGAAAAAAATGAAAAGTTAGTATTCTTTCTTACATCAAGGACATCTTCTACTGGCATCAATTTACAAAGCGCTTCGTGCATTGTCTTTCTTGAACCCTTCCTCTTAAAATCAACCCAAAAGCAAGCTATTGGACGAATACAACGAATTGGACAAAAAGCTCGGGAGGTTGAAGTTGTACATTTGATTACAACAGATACCTTTGAACAAAATTTAAAGAACACAACTGAAAATTGGAGACCAAACGTTCAAAATATCTTAGACGTTCTGCTCTAAAACCTAGGTTCAAGCCAAGCTACATTTACAGTTAAAGAGCTTCTAAAGAACTTATTTGAGAGTGTCTCATTGTTGATACATATTCGTCTTGTTCTAAGACCGTTGGAGGAAGCGCGTACTTGCCTTGAAAAAATCTCGTACTGACCGTTATACCAAAACCTATCATTATTAACAAGACAACCGAATACACAATAGCTACCACCCTTACGTTGAATATTTGATTTGATATGTCCGTCTTTTCCTGATCGCCCTTGCCTCGAGAAATAACATTGTAAGCAACAAAAGCGGAGAAGAGAGTTAGGCTAAATATGATAGATAAAATTGGTAACCCCAACGGGGGTCTATTTCCAATCACTAACATGCCCCTTATTAATCTCATAAATAATTTTCTTACTAACTTTCTAACTAGTTTGGGGCGGGGTAGGGGGTTTGAAGAAATCACTTAAGTTAAATTAACCCCCTTCGTTGCAATTGTTCATAGAGATCATTCACGTATAAAGCGTCGTTTAAACTGTCAAAATTAGGGATCGTCTTTCTTTGACCTGAACTTGAAGAACGGGCCTCCTTGGTGCTTTTGGTTGTATTGATGCTGGTAACACTGGTGTTAGTAGTGCTACTGGTGTTGGTAGTGCTACTAGTGGTTTTGGTGCTGTCGTGGCGGGGTCGACGCAATGCTTGATTGCGACATCGCTTTTTTGGTTGTGTCGTTGTTTCAAAACTTGTTTCAAAGCTTCGAATGTGTTTTCGTTGCAGTAGGTATTCTCTAACTTCATTCATCCTTGAAGTAGGTCAAGTTGTTCACTGTTCAGTTTTGTAGTGAACCTAAGTAACCTGAACCTAACTAGAACATACACTACACAGACCTAAGGTTGGACAGTGAAAGACGGGGGCAGCCATGCAGCCCACGCAGCCCACACAACACACGAAGTGTCTCATGCCCTTGCCCTCTAGTTTTTTTTGGGATGACGCAGGAAGATTATCTTCGGATGTGTGGCCGAAATATACTTTGAATCGATCTCCAAAGGTTGGAGACGTAGTCACAGCTAGATGGGAAGATGGGAAATACTATCCCGGTATAATTTTAGCTATTTTACTTGAAGGCATACAAGTGAAATACTACGACGGTGTGACTTCTTTGATCGACAAAGAACATGTTAAGATAGTGGACATCGACCAATACAAATCTACGTGGGCGTCGAAGTTGTCCCAGTCTCCGAAAGTTCAAGACAAACCTTTTAACAAGGAAAACTGTGATCCTTACGAAAAAAGAAAACCCCTTCATTTTTTAGCCAATATAGCTTTGGTTGAAAATAAGTTGACCCAAAAAATGGTCGAGGGCACATGGAAGCCATTACAACATGGCGTTTCTCGCAACCGCACGCGACACCAAGGATTATCTAAGCAGCCACGAGTCAACGGATTGGTTCCATGCGGTAAAATGTGCGGAAGATTCTTCAGTCACGCACCCGCTGCCATAGCACATACAAAAGTGTGCAAGTTTAATACTAAGAGAGCAAAAGTAGAAAAAACAGACTTTATGCTTGTTGAGAGTCTTGTGTCGCAGCCAACCTTAACATTTTCTTCTTAAACCACAAGATGGATCTCGTTCCTACTTCGTTGCTTGGGGTACTTGTTGTTATCATCATCGCACTAATTCCCCAAGTTTTGATTAAAGATAAAAACAGAAATGCAAGTGAACAATTTATGAAAGAGAGGTATGCTATGGGGTACACGGCTTGTCTGCTGTTTCTCGTTGTCTATCTCGAGAGTATTTTAGGGGGGGGACTAAAAAATATTAGATTATTTCTCTCGTTTGTCTACGGGGCAACAATGTTGCTATCAACCGCACCCTTTTCAAACGATACGCACATTAAACAGGTGCACCTTTCGGGTTTATTTCTTATCATGTTCTTCACCACCCTGTTTGGGGTAGCTTTAGCTATCGTCTTTCAATCTACAAATAAACGGCAATTCAAGTTGCAAATAGCAATTTTTCTGATTTGCACGTATCTCGCTTTTGTCGGTTCTGCTGCATATTCTTTCTTCGTATTTAAGATAAATAATCATTTGCCACCAATGGATAGAGATTACTATTCCCAAAACCAATGTTACGAGTACGTCTCAATAGCGAGTGCCCTCTTCTACGGAACCCAATTAGCAATTCGACTTAGCATGCTAACTACACGGACGGCGTAAAAGTCCAGTGAAGTTTTTCGCAGATGGCCTTGAACAGATGATCTTGTCTATGTAACTTGTCTTTTCCCTTTAATAACGTAAAGTTTTGTTTGAATTCTTCCAGTCCAAGAATTTCACAAAACTTGAAAAGAATGTAGCTGTAACTCAAGAAGTTCTTGCGTTCTGGGAAAAGCTTTTCTCGTACTTCTTCGAAAGGTTGTTGGATTTGCATAAACATGACCTTGAGTTGGTCTTCTTGCTCCGGAGTGATTCTCGGCGGAGATCTTCCAGTCAATCGACACGCGATGAGCAGGCTATGTTCGTAGTATTTTCTTTCCTTCATTTCTTTCAACACGCATCTTATTTTTGTCGCGTCAACCGCTTCAGGCTTTATCTTTTCTCGCTGAAGTTTATTCATGATTTCTTGAAGAATCGAATCGGGTACGTCACAATTTTGTTTGGCCATGCTCGTATTCACCCACTCAGTAAAATGATTGGCTCTTTTATACTGGAAGCTTGCATAATCCATTTCGTCGTTCCACGACACCGCCGCGCTCGTCGCGTCTTGCGTGTAAATACTAATTCCACATTTTGCACACATGAGACTGCTTTCAACGTCTCTCTTCATTGGTTCGTCGCAATTTGGACAAAAATCTCCATGACACATGTACACAGGCGGAGATTCTCCCATGTGTTCTTTTAGAAATTCGTCGCGAATCGAATGTTTCTCCGAAGCAGTTTCAGTGTCGCGTTTTGCCATGCGAATTGTACGAGTTAAATCAGATCTTTTGCGGAAACGTTGAATGTTTTGGTTGTCGGCAAGCCGAACCAAGGAGTCTGAAATGCTCCCTTTTGCATTGCTGTCCTCTCTACAACTTTTGTATTCTTTCAAATATCTTTCGGCCACAACTTGAAATTCTCGAGCTTTTCGCCCGGTCACGATATCATCTTGTTCAGATTTTAAATCTTCAAGCTGCCTCTCGAGGTCTTTCGTTGCTCTTATGGTGTGTCTCCCGGGTTGCTCGTTAAGCGAAGCCAACGCTTTCTCAAGTTCTTCCATTTTTGCCAATAACGACTCGGGAACAACATTTAAGCGTTTCACCTCTTCGTCTACCACACTTTTGAAGGTAAAATTAATACTTGCATCGCGTTGTTTCTTTTTCGTGTCCTTTTTTTTGCTTTGCACAAACGTCGAAGATGTATTCATCTCTTTGGTCTAATTTGAAAGGTATAAAAAAAATCAATCGATTATAACGATTTCGGGGTGTGGTTCAATGTTTATTTCGTCTGGGTCGACTTCAAACGTGTGATTGCACCAGCGTAACTTAATTTGAATCGATATTAAAAACGTCAAATTGACAAAACACACACAATTTGCTGCAATAAAAACGTGAGACCGGATGAGTACGGCAGTCGTTCCCAAACAAAAGCAAGCGAGCAGTTCAATAACTAAAAAACTAAGGTCTATTTTCTTTGGTTCTTGTAATTGTTCTCGGATTAACGGCAATAGACGCACAATTAACAAAAACGCACCAAAAAAACCAAACACGTTTGCCACCGCCACCAGTGACATTTAGTTTAATTTGAAAGTCTTCCTAACCTAATTAATCGCACGCGTTCCCCCACGGATAAAAGCGTTCTTTGTATCGTTCCCTCGCCGTAATATACGCTTCCCAGAGTCGAAGGGCGCAATTCTTTCAGAAAGGGAATCGGGAATATATCTAACAAAGTTTTTTTGTCCCGAATAAGCTGATTCATTCGCACGTACCTCAACTGTAGACTTTGGTTTTTAATTCCATCTGCAATTATTGTGGCAACTTCGCTGCGCAAATAACTATAAACGATACGCCTCACACCGTCTGGGAGTCGCGTCAAATTCATTCAAACGACACTAATTAACATTCAAATTAAAAAAGTGTGTTTGTTGCCACGAGGAAATTATCGCGGCGTTAATTAATTTGAAATGAGGCTAGTTTTTGCTTGTTCGCAATCTACATGTCCGCGCAAGCGCGAGCGCCCCGAATCGTTCGCTCCGTTGAAAAGCGCGAAGAAGATGAGAGTTTTTCAGGACGCGCTCGATATTCTAAACACGGTCGACACATTTGTCACGGCCGCCGCGTTGTTGCAAGCCACGAACGATATCGACAAGCTTCGAACCAAACAATGTCTCACGTGTCGCGAACAAAAAATAAAAAGTAAGCGACGACCCGAATCGCCCGCAGCTAAATGTAAAGCATTTCTGCAAGACCTCAAGCGCCGGCACCTCGGAACGCCCTGCGCGTGTGGCTGCGGCCTCGTCTTTTCCGAAGCCAACCTCTCGATCCTCGAGTTCGACCACCTCGATCAAGCCACCAAAGTCCATTGTTTGGGTGACTACATTTGGTGGTCATGGAACGGCGGGACACAGGCCATGGAGCGGGAATCCGAGAAATGTCGCGTGATTTGCAAGGGATGCCACAGGATAAGTTCGGCCGCGCAAGCCGCCGCCAACGCCGCACTATGTTTCGCCGCGCAAGCCGCCGCCAACGCCGCGGCCGACCGCCTCCAACTTCTAGGAAAGGGCGGGTACGCCACGAAAAAAAAAGAATACGACGCCAAAAGAAAAAGGCGACAAAAGGACGAAAAACTAGCTTTCCTGAACGAAAAAAAAATGGAAATCGGGCGCTGTCAATGCGGCAAACCGACCTGCGACCGAAGAGTCACGTGGATAAATTGCTGCGCCTTCGACTTTGCGCACAGATCCGGCCCCGACGGCGACGGCGCCAAGGTGGCGGGCATTGCCGTCTTCGTTAGTGATTGGAATAGCCTAGAAACAGCCATTCCCCTCATCGAGGCCGAAATACCGAAATGCAGGCTCATGCACTGCCACTGCCACAAGATACAAGACACGGACGTCCGCTGAAGCCACCACTAGCTCGTCGTCAACTTTCGGACGCCTTTCACAATAAGCACGAGAACAATGATAGGAAGCACTAATGATATAATTTCAAGTAGTATCGTATATTCTTCGAACCAAATACCTTTGGTGATAAAGAGCGCGTTGTCTAATTTCACGAGTTCTTTGGGCCGCCGTATTTGCGTCGCGATGGACGGATTAAGCGCAAATCTAGAAAAGATCGGAAGGTGCAGTAACCCTTCCATCGAAAAGGGACGTTTCCATTGCATTTTTTTGGGCAGAATGTGGCTTGCCTTGACACAATTAATAACATAACAATGACCGCTGAACGGAAGCGACGTCCACACGACAAAGCTCGAATCACTTTTCAATACTGGGAAGCACGGTCCAAGTGGTACGTGGCCGACGTGGAGCGTGTGCCAATTTGGGATGCGCACGTCGAGCATGTGTACGGCTTTTGCCACCCTGTTAAACGCGTCTTTCACCTCAAACCGGCAATCATCTTCTAAAATGAGCAAGTGCCAATTTCTTTTATGGTAATCGTGTCGAAGATATTCGCTGATTGCCTTAATGTGACACGCACTGACGACCTCGTCGGTCGCCGAGCGCCCTCCTTCGATTCCGCGCGATAAAAAAACATGTTTGAACCCTTGCTCTACGCAATGGTTTAGGGTGTCTAAAGCCGGGTCTTTGTTGTTGGGGTTTTGAATGACAAAGACGCAAATTCTATCATTATAAAAATCAATTGTCTTCTTTTTTCTTTTGTCGTTCATTTCTTTCCTTCTCCCGTCGACGCATGAATCTCGATTTTACGTTGGATTTGATACGAGATGGTTTCCATTTCTTGTCTTCTTCTTTTTCTGAAGGAATTGTTTTAAGCTCAGGAAAAGCGTCCGCGAGCTTGTTGATTTCCTTCATCTCGTCGTCGTTTAAAACGTCTTCGTCGTTATCTTCATCATCTTCATCATCTTCGCTGTCGTCGTCGCTGTCGTCGCTATCGATTTCCTTTTGGTCTTCTTCTTCAAAGCCCTTGTCTTCGAGGTCAAGTTCTTCGTTTAGTATTTGTTCGAGCTGTGCTGTCGTGAGATTTGTATCTTCAAGCAAATCTGCTTGCACGCTACCAAATATGTCGTTTGAAGTCAATTTGACAACGGTGTCTTCGTCGTCTCCATCTTCACCATTGGGATCTCTTTCGTCAAGCCTTCCGGGGTCGAGAAGATCCACTGGTTGATGTGTTTCTGAGTTTGGTTGCGGTTTTGGCGTGAGCTTTGACGCCTTGAAAATGCTACATTCGTCGTCGTTTTCTTCATCGCAATTATCTTCGACCGTTCTCCATCGCCTCAAGGGTATGGACGGTGGATCTTGAATGACTAAACAATCATGCATGAGCCACTCTTCCGACCATTTCCCATTTCTCTGGCCGACAATGCCACAAAATGAACATATCACTACAATTTCTGACTGTGCCCGCAAAGAACCAATGTCTGTTTGTTGTTGGCTAATTTGATGCCAAACGCGAGCTTTATCCGACGGCGTCAGATTAATTTCGGCAGTGTCTGGTGGCAACAGCGGAATGTTGTGTTTGGTCAAATGTTTATAAATTTCTTTTCTCAAAGCTATTAGACCATTTGTCGATATGTCTGAATTGATTAGATCAATTTTAATTCCCATGTCGCCACTTGACTCGTCGACAAGCAAAGCTTCAATTTTAAATCCGCCCGAAGCAGCCCCGATTTGTATTCTAATGCCGGCATGATCCGTGTTACAGCAAATGACTCTGTTGTTAATACTTTTAGTGTTGTTGTAGTATTGTGGATAGTCGACAACGAGGTGCGAAGGGAGATCTTCATGTGAAATTGACAACGTTCTTTTCTTTGTCATTTCTAATATTGCTTATTTTAGGTCAAACAGTATCAACGCATGTCTAATTCAGATTTAAAATTGTCTTTGATTCAGGACAGGCTTTGTAGAGTTCATCTATGCTTTTGAATGGAGCCGCTGGTCCACCCGCGAAGTGGTGCGGGTGACCGTGAAAAGCCATCGAGTTCCAATTTGCGGAGTGTTTTCTATTAACCGCACAACAAGATAACTCCTCTGCTTCCTCTTTCGTTGCCAATTTACACCATTCCTTATTTTGGCATCCTCTCGACAAGACCCGATCTTCTGCGGGCTTTCTTGTCTTTTGTACGTCATCCACCCAGAAGCCCGAATCCCAGAGACCGGAATCATTGGGAAGATCGTCGACATTAGTCGTCAACTTGATCATCGAATCAATATCCCTTAAAGAAAAGCCACCGTTGAAGTGATTTCTCCCTGGAGCCCCGGCATAATCTATGTGTTCCGCGCTTCGCATGTACTCTGCAAAATTGTCGTTGTCGACGTGGCAAAACCCCGAATCTGTTTGAAAAACTAAAACCTTTGAGTTTGGCTCTCGTTTTGCGTAATGCCGTAGTTCTTTGTACAAATTTGGATTCAACATGAATCCAGAATACTCTTGTGCGTTATCAAAATTGCTCACGGGTATTTCTCTTAACATGACGTTTTCTATCTGTTTCGAGACGTGTTGAGCAAACTCTCTGTTTTGCGTGCCGTGAAACCACACGATCGGAGCTTCGGGTGGAATGTTTGCGCGGATGTTTTTTAGAACCGTCAGCGACGCGGGATGTTCCCTGGGCTCAACGATAAGTGCAGACTTGAGGAAAGACGTTTCCATTTATCTTTATCAAACGAAAATAAAAATGATTACACAAGTTATCCTAGTTACGTTATCAAGTTTAAAACTGAGGCGGCATCATTGTTCTGCAACCACAACAGCTGTTATGGAAGGAGCAGAGGCCACATCTAAGAGACGCCGGGTACTCAGCGGAGGCTCTGTCTTTGAGTTCCATGCTCTGTTGCAGCTCAACAAAGCGTTGATTGACTGCAACCCTGACGCCTTCGAGTTTCTAGGTGTTAAGGCCAACGAAGTCCATGTACAAGAGAGATTTTGCGAGATGGTACGCATGGGACATTTCCATGAAGAAAACAAGGTTGATGGGTTTAAACAAACATGGGGACAAAACCCTAAGATTTGGAAGACCGTTAATCTCGATCAGAGGACGGTTGAATTCTGTTTTGCAGGAATGTCAATGTTCACCAACACTCTCTATCTAACCCTGAAGATGACTCCGAAGATCACTTTGAAGATCACTTCGAAGATCCGCCGCAAACGATTAAGGCAAACATAGGTTCTGTTTGTGTACGTAAATTTGTAGATAGTAAACAAAATGCCGACTAAAGTTAAATACAGCGAGTTACTTAGTAAGTTAAAGTCGCAGCCGAGCAAGCCGCGCGACAAAAAAAAGTTAGAAAAGCCGGTCGCAGAGGAGCTCAAACTCAAGGGGTTAGGCGGGGGTAATTTTAGTAAGATTCAAAAAATCTAGTTCCGATATAACATGGAGGGTTTAAGTAGAGACGAAAAGTTCTTGCTACAAGATGTTATGTTTAACGAGAAAAAAAAAGGTAAAGACATTGATTTTATGAGAACACAATTAAAAGAATTGTACAAGAAGTTACAAGTTCAAAAACAAGTTAACAAACAACAGAATTCAACAAAAAAAGACGCTTTTAAGATAACCGATAAACAAAAGGAAATACTAAACAAAATTGTCAGCCGGGGTATTGGAGAAGGTGTTCAACGAATTCATAAGAGATTACTAAAAATCTACGAAAATGAGAAAAAAAGGAATTTTAAAGGTGAATGTATTTTTACCGAATTTGACCCAGAACCAAGACCAGCCACTTTGCAACCTGATGGAAAGAGCCGCATAGTACATGGTCAGTGTCTTGGGCTTAATGGGTCAAGAAGCAAACCAAGCAAGTTACGTTGCGCAGTTCCATCGAGGCGGGCAATAGCACTTTTCTTGATGGGGCTGCCTCGATACCAACAAGACAGACAACCACGACACAAAGCAACCGGTGGTGTGAGAACTGCCCCAAAAGACTCCCTAAGACCCGTGTTGCCAACAAAACCGCTTGGAATGGTATTTGTTGACTCCATGAAAATGCCAGTTAGTTTGAATTATAACGTTGACAAATTAGGAAATAAAACGCAAACTCAATATGAGTGGGCTTTTGTCTGTGTCGACGCTCTAACAAAGGTTGCGTGGATTTATCCTGTTGAACAGCTTCCGAACAGAGAAGCCATGCAAGGCACGGGACAAGGAAGATTAAAAGGCACACATTCGCCCCAAGCCACGCAAACCATGGATGGCTTCCAAAAATTTGTACATCGGATTAACAGGACCCGAGAGCAATATTGGGCTACTCAAATGGATGATTGGGAAGCAAAAGTGGAGTCGAAGTATTTACAAAATCTTGAACAATCCGAAGTGAAGGATTCTCTCGTTGGTGGAGCACAACCACCAGAAGAACCAAAAGAGCTAAAGCCAGTTTTGATCACGCACGACAACGGAGCCGAATTTGGAGGCACTAAGCAAGAGGGTGGTTGGAAGCCAAATATCAGAGACCTAAGAGAAAGGTATCAAGGAAAATATTACAAAGAAACTATTACTCCAATCGGGAGATCTCAATACAATTCAATCGCTGAGCGATTTATCAGAACAATCAGAAGATATTTCCACACAAGATATCAACAACATCAACAAAATAAAAATAAGAATAAAGATTTGATAAAAGAAAACATAGATCGTCGCCGAGTAAATAAAGAGAACCTTGATTATGATTGGGTTGCAGACATCGATAATGTTATGATTATGTATAATTCAGCTTATCATAGCACGATCAAAACAAGGCCAATAGATGCGCTGCTTGAACGCGGAGTTACACACGCAGAAATAGCACGTCGTATCCGCGCGGGTGCAAAACAGCGCTATCGAGACGCCGTTACGGACAAAAACTTGCCAGGATTTTCACCATCTTCCCCTCTGAAAGTTGGAGATTTAGTGCGGATTAAAGCATTTAAAGGAGGGGGTGTAGCCACACTCTCGTTTACACGAACGAATGGTAAAGGTAGCGCGGATAATTGGTCTGAATTGGTTTATAAAATTATAAAGGTGCGGAAGAGCAACGACCCGGATTTTGCAAGTGCGCTTTCATACAGAGTTAGGCTGCTTAATTATGACGATAAAAAGAAAGAAAAAGCATACCGTGGCCATATGTCTTTTGATCGCACCCAACTGTTAAAAATTCCGGAATATGATTCTGATGGAAAAAGGTATGACTATCTTCCTGCTGATCAAGCCACTATGCCACCCGATGTACAAAGGCGCTTGGATGAAATACAAGCGAAGAAGGAGCAACAGAAAAAGGAAGCGAAGGAAGCGGAGCGGCAGGAAAAGTTGGAGAAGGCAGCCACAAAATCCACACTAAATTATAACGTTGATGATATATTGAGCATTGATCCAAGCTTTTTTGAAGGAGATCATTGGTACAAGGAAGATACCTTGAGTGAAGACGAGCTAGATCAAGTTAAGAGACTCAAAAAATATGCAAGAGACAAAAAGAAGCCAATCGCAGGAAAAATCAAAGCCGGGTATTTCAACCAAATAAATAAATCACGCGATGGATACTATACAATCCATTTTACACCCGAAGAAAATATGCGGCACAAAGAATTTGATCTTATTTTGACCAACTTACCCGCCGCAAACAAGAGAATTAATAAAGAGGTAAGAAAGGGTATAGACGTTTCCAAACTCGTCAAACTTTCGAGTAAAAATGATTCGCGTCCTCAGTTCCTCTCAAACCCAGAGGCAAAAGCTTTGATGGTAGGGCTGAATGTGGCTGAAACGAGAAAAATGAAGAAAACACTTGAGTGGTTACAGGCAGAACCAGGAATAGAAAATACAATCATTGAATATCAACAAGACAACCCAAAGAAAGGGGCATCAGGACCAAGATATGAAAAATACAAACACGCAACGACTATAGGCGAATTTGTCAAGCGTGGTGGGTGGAAAGCTGATTTTGAACACGATCAAACCAAAAAGTTCCTAACAGTTTACTGGCTAATAGATAAAATCCTGGAATATAGGGACGGGAAAAAAGGACGGGAAGCTAAGGTTAAATGGATTGGACAGTATAAACCAACATGGATGAAAGAAAGTGAAGTAAGAAATATTGTTGATATTCAAGCCAACCGTTATTCAAGTTAGTCAAGAAAAGATTCTTGCTTTGCATCCGCTCCGATCCAAATGTGGGCGTGTCGTGGAATAAGGCAGTGCGTCATACTGTGTTTGAATGCTCTTTTAAAATCCTTGTTAATATTTTTTTGATAATCTAATAAATAGGGTTCTCCAAAAAGCATTGCTGTACTTGGATTGTAATCTGGAGAGATGTCAATCATCGCAACTACTTTGGCCTTTCTTGCTAGTCGTTTCAACATGTGGGCCCTCGCTTCTTTTGGAGCTTCATGCAAAACGTACATCACGGTCGCAAGATCGAATTCTTTGTCGTCCATTTGATAATCGTGTGGATTGCCAAAACTAAATTTTAATTTGTGGTCACTTGTTAAACTCTCTGCCATGTTTAGCATCGCGGGAGCTGTATCTATGCCAAGAACAGACGAGTTTGGCCAGACCTTTCTAATTGTTCGCGACGATATACCAGTGCCGCATCCTACATCGAGGACTTTAGATATATTTTTATCTAAAATGGGCTTGACAAAGTAGTCGAGTGCATGATATCGCAAATCTGCCTTGTACACTGATTTGTCCAAGTAAGACGTAAAGATTGGTGCAACCAGAGCGTGAAATTTATTGTTATTTCCAAACATGTGAATGCGGGGATCTGCCCAATACGGAATTTTTGTTGGGTCATACACCATGCTATTCGTCAGAGCTAAATAAATTGACACTATTAACTTTAGCATGGTTTAATGTATTAATGATTTTTTTACTAGTTATTAAACTTAGGTTAAGGTCAAGTTAGTCGTTAGGTTTTTGTCACACTATACAAATGAAGCGACCTCGTGTGAAGTGGCCAGGTGGAAAAAGAGGATGTTTTGATGCATACTGCAAGCGTGTAAAAGCCTCCAAAGACCCGAAGGTTGAGTGTGCTTTGGTCGGGAAAGAGCTCTCGAAGCTTACTTCGGGACAAGGAAATGTTCTGATCAAGGAAGCCTTTAAACAATTGAGAAAGGAATTGAGAAAGCAATGTGACATTGACGACAAGTGTCTTCCAAAATATCCAGATGGAATTTTTCAGAGAGTGAAACAGGAAGAACGAGCTCGAATGGCTCAGAGAGACGACAATCCTGCTATAATTGAATTTTGCATTTTAATGCCTAAACTCATTGAAGCACTCAGAGATGGTTTAAAGTACAAGAAAGCCCCACAGGTGCTATTTTGCTTAAATTATATAATAGGATTACGCCCAAATGATTTAAACCCTTTGCATATACGCGGAAACGGTTTTCAGGCAAGCGCAGACACAAACATCATACTTGGAGACCACGTTGGTGGTGTCGTCGGAAGCATTTGTAACACCAGACCTTCAAAACAAATTGAAGGAAAGACCAAGCACGCTGCGTATGGGACTTGTCTTATTTGCGACCCAACTGATTATGAACTGGTTTTTTCGGCTGTAAAATGGCTGTTCTCTCCCCAATGCACAGAGATGGTGTGTAACACAAGCCTTAAGGATTTTTTAAACAATGTGCCATCTGGTTTACCAAGGAATAATCATACGTCTGAATACTTAACTATTTTTAAACAAATGGCCAACAAATATCGATTTCACGATGCGGTAAAAAACTGGGGCTCTGTCAGACCGTCGTTTACGCAACAACTCGGTAGAAGTTTTGTCGCTTGCTCAGTTGAACAGGGGCGGTTTCAGCTTTCTCCTGAACTTCGTCCTTTAAAAGCTGTCGAGTTGGTGCTTGGCCACGATCAGTTTAGTAGCAACAATATTAATTACCTTAAACTCACCGTAAACCCACCGAAAGTATCTTCTGTAATGATGCACAAAATTCTACCAAGCAACGAATTCGTAATAAATGGTATTGAAGTCTCTTATGGAGTATACTTAGCAAATTCTGAATTGGCAAACGGCACAGAACCAGTTGTGACAGACGATTGAGGCCATATGGACTCTTCGAGATTCCAAAGCCTTTTTCTTTTTTCTGTAAGAGTTTCACGTGATGAATTCGATTGTCGTGGTGGGAGGGGCGGCATGATTTTATCGCAAATCAAATAATTTTGTGATTCGTATTTAGTCGTCGAATCTATTTTTTTGGGAACAAAAGCGGAAACGTGTCCATTTGCAGTAGTATAATTGTTAAGCTTGCAAGTATGATGTATTTCGCATTCTTCTTGAGTGGGAAATATAGGGATAACATATAGTCCAGAACATTTAAAGGGTTCTGTTTCTTTGGACTCTAAATACAACGACATGCAACCGGCAAATAATTGTTTGGTGTCGAATTCTGTTCCCTCGCAACGTGGAAATTCTACTGGTTTAGAGGAAATCTGTTTTGTTTTCACAATGTTATTTACTGGCTGCTTGGGCTTGAAACTATCAATCTTAGGAAGCTTAGGAAGCTTAGGTAATTTAAACTTGATCTTTTCAAAAGAAGATTTGAGAGGAAGGACATTCTGATCATCAGTGAAAACTGAAATCATAAAACCCAAAAGTAGAACCAGTAAAAATAACCATATCACAAACATGACATTAACTAGTTAATGTATTTTTTTTTACTTAAGCTGCGGTGCTTTGGAGTAAATTTTAAAGTTTTCTAATCCAAAATATGAGTAGAAAAGGTGCTGTGGGGGCTTCATTATTGCCGGTTTGTAGAGATCCAACGTATAACAATCTATACTTTGTTCTTAGCAGAGAAAGAAGACAACCAAAGTGGAATGATGGTGATAGGTGGTCTGATTTTTCAGGTAGTGTCAAATTTAACGAAAAGGGAGAAATTTGCGAATCTCCGGAAGAAACTGCGTCTAGAGAAGCGTGGGAGGAGAGTTGCGCAATCTTGAAATTTAGAGAAGACGACGAAACTCCTGTGTTAAGCTGTGAAACTCTTAACAAAACGCTCAAAGACGGAAATTACATTTTAAAAATTATCTTTGAAAGACCAAACGGACCAAGTTACGTAACCTACGTAGTAGAAGTTCCTTTCCAACCAAAAATCAGTCAATTGTTTCAAGAAACCATCAAATGTCTGACGCAAAGAATGCCACATATGCGAGCCAATGAAGTTACGCAAAAGATATCAGATGTTCATCTTGCTAAATTGTTCCCAGGTGTCACACACCCCTCGATTAATCCCGAAACTGGATATTGTGATCGTAGCTTTACAGAAAAGGCTGCTATACATCTCTTTAGTGTCCCCCAAGTAGTAAGAGCGCTAGAAAACAACGGTTGTCTCATCCAAAAATTTGGAAAAACCGAGTACATGCGGGAGAACTTTATGTCCAGGATGACTGTAATTTTAAGACAGCTCTCATTAATAACATCAGACAAATTTCAAGAAATGATACAAAACAGACCAGATGATGTAGTCACAGAAAGTCACATCAAGTGGTGTTACGATGTTGAAGAAAATAAACAGCAATAATAAATATGAAGATTCCATCTACGTTTGGGTGGGTGCTAATTTCTCTTTTGATGTTCGTTGGTATACAATGGTTTTCAGTTGGAGTTCACATGTATCAAGTTAAAGACTTGTACTATCCTTATGGCCCCCTTGGCCAAGTTCAAGGTAAAACACAAGATTCGTTTGGTCCTAGAAACAAGGGATGCAACTTGTATCAACGCCTAAGCGCCGGGAAGTACCTCCAAAATGTCTCATTGCGAGATAGGATTCTGAACATGGTTGACGCTACATTAATGGTCTTTGTGTTCATTGCAGTCGTAACTCTTTTAATAACATTTCTAGTTCCAAAGGTAAACGAATACGTATTCAAAACGAGAGTAACAAAAATTTCTCTTTTCTATTTACCTTTAGCGTTGGCTTCGTTTGGATGTGTAAATATGCTGTATTCATCGCTAACTCAAATTTTCTTCGCTGATTCTAGCGCTGGTTCTCAATACAAAGCCATTGCTCACGACTTCTTGGGGTCGTATGCGCAATACACCACACTCAATAACAACGAATTGAGCGCAAAGATCCTTTGGTATGTGCAAGTGACTCTTAATTTAATTGCTAGTTGTGCCGCTCTTTGTTTAATACTTGTTCTGTTTGACAACAACATTTCAAGTTCAGATGTGTGGCTACAAGACTCGGCTAACTTATCAAAAGTAGATCTCAGCCTACGATACCTGGTTGGCTTTGGGGGTCTGACAACCTGGTTAATAGGAACAGTATTTGCATTTACAAATCCCAACACTAAAATTGCGCCTTACTTCCACGCTTGCGCAAAGTAAGAATTATTTAAGACAAGCTATGATCTTTTTTTTGATTAGTAAACCAAGAAATGCCTGTTACATCTGCCTTAATTGTTGAACCTAGAAACTACACAACTCTGGATTACGTGATTAAAAACGTTAGACAAGCTTTGCCAGACATACCCATTTATCTCCACCATGGATCTGAAAACGAAGATCTCGCAAAAGCCATTCAATCTACGGTTGAAGATATGCATTTAGTAAACATGCAACGAGAAAATCTCACAATTTTAGACTATTCCAAGTACATGACAACTCAATCACTCTATGACTCCTTACCTTCTGGGCACACGGTTGTTTTTCAAACAGATTCAGCATTCTGTGATCCAACTCATGCAGAGACAAAGCCGAGGCTTGAAGAATATACGAAATATTCCTATGTTGGTGCTCCGTGGGCCAAAAAAACCGGTTACAGTACAAAATGTGATTTGCACGAGGATATTGTTGACTCCGAATGCACGTTTGGGATTGGCGGAAATGGTGGGTTTTCGTTGCGAGACACCGAAATGATGTCTAAGCTTACAAATATGGGCAGACCCGAGCATCCCGAAGATACCAAACTGACAAATCGCTGCATAAGAACAGAAGGGTGTATGTTACCACCACTTTTGCACAGTGGAGAATTCGTCAATCAACACATGGATTTTACAAGCGAAATGACCGATTCTAATACCTTTCGCGGGGTAGTTGGTCGTGAATGTTTAAAAACGGAACGACTTCCACTCGCTTTCCATAAACCAAATCAACCGTGTACTAAATCCTTCTATTGTCCAGCTCGAGAAAACATGCCACCCCTGCGCACAATGACGCCCGAAGAGACAAAAATAAAAATAGAGGAGATTCTCAAGAATTAATATGCTTGTTTATGGTATTTACTAGCCTAACTCCCGCTTTCAAGGCATCCCTGTTATCCAGGCGTGCTATGTGTGGTTTCTGTTTCAATGCACTGAGCATTTGCCCGCGCAATGGCTTCTTCCAAAAGAGTTTGTCAGTTGACGAGATTTCTTTGATAGTGCTTAAAATATTCTCTTTTTGCTGCCCACCACCGCCAAACCACCCCTTTGGCTTTACATCGCATACATCTTTGTTTGCGCCGTATTTATTCTTAAATGCTTCTACAAAGAGTTTGTCTTCGTGGCAATTGAGATGTCCAGGTTTTACGGAAGTAAAATTTCCCATGCTGTGGGCGTGCAAAGCATGCACCCCTGGCAAATAACTAAACATATTTCCGACAGTTCTCTTCATTATATGTACAGTAAAGACATTTTTGAGATTGTGTGACATGTAAGACACCGAGTCGTGTCCGGTTGTGTACAAATGGATTGTGCCGCATTCTCCATTGCCGCATTTCTCGAAATATTTGCCGTTTCCGAGATGAGTATAAAAACCCGCAAGACTAGTGGGCGGAATCAGGCGTTTCGCGATGTTTGAAGAAGATCGAATAGCCGATCGCCCGAGTCCCGGGTTGAAAGCGTGGCACTCTACCATTTGAGCCCCTTGGGGTTTATTCCGATTAAATCTGGTTGTGACCCAAACTGCTAGTCCACCACCAAGCGAATGTCCGGTGGCGTAAATTGAATGATTCTTGTACTTTTCTACCACCAACTTCAACAATTCATACGACTGTAAAAATCTGGTACTTTTTCCTTCAGAACCTGTTGCAATGGCCCTGTCCGAGACGAGCCAATCCTCAGCCGTAATGCTTCCACGGTAAGAAGTGATTACTTGCTTTGTGACATCATTCACAAAAACTCGCTGTTCATCTGTCGTGAATGCCAAGTCTTCTTTGAATCCTTCTGGTATGGGACGCATGTTCCTTTTTGGATCCTTGGGATCATCGTAAACTTTCACCGATAGCATTGCGCATTTGTTGGAAAATTCGTAGAATGGAACATAAACTCGAAGGAAATCTATAATCTGATGAGCAGTCATTGGCTTGGGCTTCCTTTGCTGAATTTCTCTGATGTGTTTTACAGCGTCGCACAAGAAAACTTTGTTGCATTTTTCTTTTGAGGGCGACCCCCCCATGTGGTCTTGTCTTGTCTTGAATTAAGCAAATATTTTTGATTTAAGGAGTAATGTTCATTAACTCTACGCCGCCAAGAACTAGGTTAGTCGGGAATCCAACCCTTCCCGTAGACCCACTTCATCCCCTTTGGCGCCCTCCCCCGGGGTTTCTTAAATATGGTACTAGCTCTAGCTAAGTGTTTTTGCTTTGCCTTTTCTTTAGCTATTCTCTTTTTCATTTTGATGTCCTTTTTCTCTAGCTTTATTTGTTCCTTTTCCTCTCTCTTCTTCCGTTTGTACTCGCGTCTCTCATCGGCTTCCTTGAGCCGTTCTTGAACTCGTTGTTTCTTTAATGCGATTCTCGCTTTCTCTTTTGCTTTGAAAAGATTTCTCTCTTCCCGTTTTATCGCATTGTTCATTTTCTTCAGGTACAAGATTGTACGTTTTACGGCACGCTCGGCTCTTTTGCGATCTTTTTCCGAGGCCAATTGGTGGCGATTTTTCAAACGCTCCATACGTTTGGCAATCTTAAGTTGATCTGCAGATGTCCGCACTTTTTGTTTCTCGAGTTTTTTCTTATCTCTCAAATATTTTTTGATGTAGCTCGAATAATCAATGTTGTTACAAAACCGCTTATACAAGGAAGCAATCTGTCTCTTATTTTCTGGTTTATTGAATTTGGCAATACTGGTCATTTCATCAAGGATACATTCGATATATTTTGTCCTGTTGCAAACACCCCTGTAAATCTTCTGGTCAATTGTCTCTTTTCCACCTGGTCCCACGGATAGAATTTGGTGGGCGTGAACAACCCGCAGCTTTTGCGGTAAATTAACATGACTATTGAATCGTACACCACGACCAACAATCTGCTGTCTATCTGCGAGAGAAAATTGAGTTCCAAGGATAATTAGATTCTCCACGTTTTTAAAGTCAAGTCCTTGTTTCACATTAATTAAATAAATATCAATCTGTTCCTTGTTGCCGAATTGGCTCTCAGCCACGGCTTCGTTCACGCTCATTCTCTTTGACGAGCGATTAAATGCGGATTTGATGGTCTCGTTTTTGTGAGCTAATTTTGGATCAAACAGATTATATATTAACGCTTCTGATGCTTCCTGCTGCTCGCCGGTTCTTTTTGATCTCCCTCCTTTAATGACACAAATCGTCATGTCGTTATGGCCAAATATTTGTTCGCCGTCTTCTAATAACCTTTCCAAATACAATTCCATGCTTCCATATTGCAGTTTTCCGTCTGAACCTTTACTGTTGACAAAGTCAAAGTAGATTATCTGGCTTCTTGGTATTGTTGTTCCGTTTTCGTCCGTGTACGCGTATTTAGCACTAGTGAGAATCTCTTCGACTTTATCCATTTTAGGTACCTTTTCACATTCGTCTTCGTCGCAAGACGGATCTTTCACAGAATAATTTTTGCCCCTGAGAACAATTCCATCCAGCAATTTCCTCGGTTTTAAGTATGCCGGTGAGTCTTTCATGCTAACAAAGCTTTCATCTTCGTCTCCACCAGCAAATTCTGCCATGCCGATGCCGTCCAAATCTTCGTCGTCGTCGTATTCTTCTTCTCGGGCCTTGGCGGGCAAGGTTGCTTCCACTGCATCAAAGTGGTCTTGGTCAAGAATTGCTGGAACTACTTTGTAATCCAACCTGGGGAAATTATCTTCGCTGACTCCAGCAATGGATATTTTACCGCGTAAAAGCACATGCAGAAGCTCTTTGAATGAGTTCTGTAGGTTTGGTTTTTCCCGATACTTGTTTCCAACACGCGTTCTAGTGAACATATTCCATCGTAGAAACCGCGATTCTTCGTCAAGTACGCAACATTGGTACATGGCGTTGACCACGTGAGAAATTTCGCTTGGATATTTGTCTATGGGCGTTGCGGACATGTACAGGACCCTCCTGGCTCCACGGACTAAAGTACGCACGGTAGAACCGCGGGTTCCGTCGACATTTTTAATGAGGTGACATTCGTCGCAAATGACTAAATAGTTTCTTTTCCCAACGTGGCTTTTGAGCCAACTCTTGTATTTGTCAGAGTTAATATCGTTAGCGCTGTATGATTTCCACACACATCGACCATAGTCTTTGGGCGATAAGAGTGATTTTGCATCTTCTTTCAATTGATGCAGTGGTTTTGTATCTGAAAATACAAACACGGCGTCTCCTTCGAGCGCGTGGAAAAAAGCTTGAATTGATGCCAAAGCCGAGAAGCTTTTTCCGGTGCCGGTCTCGTGAAAAACCAACCCCCCGCGCTCGCGAAGGACCATTTGAACTACTTCCTTTTGATAGTCTCGTAGAGGATACTTTCCTTTCCACAGCTTGTTAACATCCGCAAACTCTGGTTCAACAAAGCTATGTTTAGCAAATAAATCGATTAAAGCTTGTTGCCATGAAATAGGTTGTGATTTTCGAGAATCAAACCACGTATCTAAATATTTCATGTGTGCAGACCACTTGCCATTTTCGTCTTTGCTAACTCCAAAAGTAATTAGATTTTCAAGGGTGTAGTCGCAAGCTGTGGTATTTTTGCGAATGTGAGAGAAGTAAAAACTATTTGGAGCTTTTTTATCTCCTGGTAAAAATCCTTGCACAAACTCAGGAAAAGACAATTCGTAAGCTTCATTGAAGAATACCGGCGATAGTGTTCTATTTTCCACCAATTTTGCAAGAACATCGTTGTATTGATGACCAATTCGCTTGCAACCTTTTTGTTCTGAATAGTTGATGTAATCTATGTGTTGTTTCCTATGCAGACTTGGTTTGTTTACAAAGAATTCCCCGCTAATCATCTTTGCATTATTAAATATTTTAATAATAACGATGGACAAATCGCAGTTTCTGAATCCTACAATTTATCAGACTTGGAAGAACAAAGACGACGAGGTTGCGCTTGGGGACAGCGTGAGCTCTTTCAAAACATCTGGATTTAATCATGTGTTGGTAGACGATTCGGAGATGGATATTTTTGTGAAAGAAAAACTTTCAGCAGAAGATTTCCAATACTACCTTGAACTTCCGCTTATTGTTATGAAAGCAGATCTTTGGAGAATTTTAGTGATATATGAAAATGGGGGTATTTATGCCGACGTAGATTGCGCACTTGCGGTGCCATTTAATTCCTGGGAAGCACTAGGAAATGTCATGGTTACGGAAGATAATACTCTTTTAATTGGAAAAGAGAAATCTCACTGGATCTGCAATTGGTTTTTTGCGGCAACTAAGCCGCACCACCCCGTACTTAAAGAAATACTAGACGAGATACTACGAAGAATCAAAAATATAAACTACTTAAACATACATTTTGTGCATAACACAACGGGACCTTCAGTCGTCACCGATATTATACGTAAAAAATTAGATCTTAATTTTACGGGAGACTACGCCAAGGGTAACGATTCTACAATCGTTTTAAATAGTATGTTTGTAGGTAGAAAAAATAGCGAGTATATCAAACATTTCAATAAGGGGTCTTCGTGGCAGTACAAACGATTTGTTGTGTGGCTTGACCACAACTCTTTATTATTCGTTGGTATGTTCGCAATCTTGGTCATATCGCTCATCGCACCTTGGTTGTTTCTTTAATATATATCATCGTCACCCACACACCCAAAGGGACCCATGTGGGCAAGTTGGTTTGGCTGAAATATGGGCCAACAACCAGGACATTTGGGGCGGTTTATGTTAGGATCTATATTTTCCTTGTTTTGCTTGTTTGTATCTAGACTAGAATCAGTTTCCAAATATGTTGTATCTGATTCTGATTCTGATGGGGCATCTGGAACAGTCTCATGTTGTAGCATGTATGCTGGAAAGTGAACGATTGGGACAAGGTTCGGCAAAGGGTCGTTTTTTCTCTGCGCGGCCCGTTCTTTTTCGTTGTGGTCAACTCCGCGAAGACACCAATGACCAAACCCAGATTTCACATCCTCGAATACTCGTTTACTTTCGTTTGGGTCCAAATAAACACTTTCGCGGGTGTACTCGCCACATTGGCAACGCGTGGCGACGTAATCGCCGAGGTGGTCACGCGAGAGGTATAATTCTGCCCTGGTGTCACATCGAGGGCACAACGGGTCTTTTCCAGTGTGTATACAATTCATGAGGTGGCTAGTCTGGACTGATCTCTGAACCTTAACCTAGGTTACTAGGTTACCTAGGCTACGTATTTAATATCAGGCATAGTAATAAAGATGGAAAGGCTACCGGCTGAGTTAGTCAAGCACATCTACGAGTTCTGGCCTCGGTACTACAGCCCCGCTTCTTATCAAGCGGCAAAAAAAATATCCGACGCACGAGTAGAGTTCGAGAGCGCAAATAAGACATACAAGAACCGATGTTTCACGTGGGTTGACGTGTTTCGTAAGACTACAGTTCACAAACTTAGTGAGTCCATTCTTTCGAGAGAAGGCTCCTCTGCGTCTGATCTCCTTTCAACTGTGTGCAGAATTTCCAAGTACGCGCGGTTGGAAGTAGAACGAATACTCAAACGATTGATAGCTCTAAATCGCATGCGCATATTTTACTACCATTATCTATTAACGCACTACGAGGAACTCGAGGACCAATTGACTGACGCTAATGTTTATTGATTGATTACGGATATAACCTCGTCGAGCACCCGTAGTTTCCGTAGTTCGTAATCAGGGTGCAAATCGTTGGACTCACCTATGGGCGCAAAAGGTACAAGTCCTCTTTTTTTATACGTTTCTTCAACTAAACTCGATAGCGTCGGTTGGATTTTTTTGATGTATTCTTTAACTTCTTCTGCATTGTCCTTGACGAGAACAAACAAATGATGTTCATAGTTGTCTTTAGAACCCCACGAACCTTCTCCTGGGTCGTCTTCATACCAATGAGGAGAACTAGAAGTCCACTCTTCTTCTTTCAGTTTTTTAATCTTGAATTTACTTAAATTTAAAAGAATAAGACACCACGCGTACTGTCCGATATGTGTATCAATTGATCTTTTATTCGTCATGCACAAGGTTCTGTAACCGTTTAGGGCACCAGCTCGAACATAACACACCGAGGCCCCAGTCATGCTTGCATTTTGAAAGATTATGGGCGGTTTATTTATGCTATAGTTATATGCTATCATCAACGTGCATATTGGAAAAGTTTCTCCAAACATCTCCTTCTGTTGTTTCTTTTTGATATGGTCGTCGACATGTACTCCCATTCCTCCGAACCCGACCTCAAAAGGCAACATCACCCTTGAAGTTCCAGCTAGTAATTTGAAATCATCATCTTTGCTGCTTTTAAGGAAACATTTTACGTGGTTATGGGCATCTCTGGTACATAACAAAACGAGTCCTTCCTTGAGATTGTACTCGATAGACCCGGCAGCTTGCCTCGTCATCGGAGTCTGAGTCTTGGCGCTTTTCACATACTTTTTCAATTTTGTGCTAGGGTTTGCTAGAAACTCGTTTAGCATGCTTGCTTTTTAACACTAAACATTTTTAAACGATTGGAATGCAGCTACACGTATCCTCGGTAGCACAGGCCTGGAGCCATTCTAGTTCTCCGTTAAACACGCTTGACAAGCTCCAGATAATAAGCAGAGCTTTACTTACAAACGATAGTATGATATATGCTCTTTCGTAATTTCTGAAATTCACAGTGCCTCGAGAACCATTAATTACGTGTGCAGTGTTTACAAGACCAAAAGATGCGAATAGAACAAACACAACCGTGATTAAATGCTCAATAAATTTTGGTGGTTCTCCTTCTTCCGATGTGGTGACGCAATTATCCGAAATGCATTCTGATTTTCTACTTTTAAAGTCGGAAAACGCAGAATACCATTCGTCAAACGTACCAAACCACACCGCTATCAACAAGACCCACCCCGCGATTAAAGGAATAGCACTCTCTAAGCTCTTAGCATTTCCCCGGGCAACGGATGCTTCGATGTTGTATCCCTGCAACATTTGCGCAAAAGTCGCAAGGAATATTATAATTATGTAGTTACGTAGTCTTATTCCGGAGAGAACAGCTAGAATCACCGCCATGCACGATGCCGAGACGCCGTATTCTAGCCACCGGAGTGGGTTAGATCCGTTCTTGATGCTCTTCAGATAAAAGCCGGTGCCAAATCCGTTTGTCGCGTAGGCAAGGTGAGCCAGCGCCGTGACCGCTGTAAAGGCGGCCGTGAGCCAGAAAAGATCAATTTCCATGTCGCTTGTTAGCCCCTTTTCGGGCCAACAGTTACACTTGTCGCAGGCGTCGTCTCCTTCAAAGCTGCTTGTTTTATTTTTAAAGAGTGTCACGGAAGTTTTCTTTGGAGTTTTGATGTAGTAGTAGGCTATTAATGCGACAAGAAGCAGCAAGTGTAAACCAAAAGCTCCAAAATTTAGCGTTAAAAGACTGTCCATCTGGTTGTTATTGGGTTACATTTTTCTCTTTTTTGCTTTTGGTGGTTTGTAGTTGTAAGCTATTAAGAAGCTGTCTGCTAAGTCATCTTTTTTTGAACTTTGCCCAAGCAATAGTAACCATTTGTTTTGGAGAGGATGAGACGTGGATGTTTGAATCAGTATTGTCTTGACGACTTCCACCGCCTGCTTTTTGCGCTGGGCGTACGTCAACCCACGACCCTCTTTTCCTAGTTTGGTTCCGGGTGATACGCATTTAATAATTATTTGTTGACTTTTCAACACAAAGAATGTCTCGATGCAATGTTGTAAACATTTCATGGTGGTATTAACGACCGAAGATTTCATTCCAACGGGCTGCTGTTCAATCAAAACAACCTGAGGATTCCATTGTTTCTCTTCGCAAATATGCTTCAGCGCTAGGGTTGTAGCGCGAGCAAGATCAGAAATTGTGGCCTTTTTGGGGAATTCTCCTTTATCCCAGTATGCGTGCACGTCGACAACTTCCCACCCAAGCATTTGCTTTGTCTCGCCACCGTCGGTTTCCATGTAGCAATAGCTCAAATGACTGGAGCCTACGTCAAACGCTAAAATAGTTTGCATCGTTTGCGTCGTTTGCATTCTTCTTGATTATAATGTTTTGTTTTAATAATAATTTGAAAGTCATGGCTGACGCAAGTTCAATAATTCAGACAGTTGCTATTAGAGTGCTTGAAAGATTTACGGAACTTCCCGCCCCTGTAGCTAGAATCCTTACCCCGGCTGTATTACCGGAGGTTCTAGAGCCTCTAATTTCATATGTTAAAGATAAAAATTTAACTATGGAACAATCCGAAGTTTTTATAAGAAAAGTAGTCATAGTAATCGCTGAAACAATACGAGAGTTTGTCGACGAAGATCTAGATTTTAATAGCTTTGCATCCATACTGCGCAAGCAAGTCGCCATTTTCTTATCGCAAGCAACACAAGAGATGAATCACAAGCTTGTGACAAAATTTAACAAATACGTCCCAGTAACATGGGAGCGCGCAAACAAACCTTTGTTCACTAAATCACAAGATGTTATGTTAACTCAGAGAGGAGTTTCTTTACATAATAGAGACAAAGACGTATTTTCGCAACAAGCAGAACGACCAGTGCTTGATACGGTGGACGCAAACGAGAACACCAGTTACGACTACTCGAGAGATGTGTGGGAGCGATTAAACATACACAAAAAAGAGAAAGAGCTAGAAAATATTACCAACTATACTTTCGTTAAAACCCAGACGGGTTCTATGATTTAACTCTAGGGGCTAGAAGGGGCGTAGGGGGTTCTAGGGGGTGAGCTGGGGCAGTAAGGCTCGTTTCCATCAAAAATAAATGACTGTCTCGGTATGTTGTACGCAGCGCTGTCATATGATTCTTCAATGTCGTCAGGAAAATTGACTTCTGAACTTGATGATAAACAGGACAAGAGGTCTTCCTTGTCGCTTACATCTTCTAGGTCAGTGTCTTCGGGTGTTCCAGGTGGTGTTCCAGGCGGTGTTCCAGGCGGAGTGGCGTAATCCGGAGGTCTGTACGGTGGAGAATCTGGCGCGGCCTCTGGCATATCCACCATGTCTTCAATAGAACCATCATATCCACTCTTGTACTGGGGCGAGTCGGGTGGTTTGTAAGGTGGCGAGTCGGGTGGTATGTAAGGTGGCGAGGCGTTTTGCGTAAATTCAGGAGGTGGAGGCGGTGGAGATGGAAGAGTAGATTCCTCTACTTGAACCTCGACGTGAGAGATATTTAAGAACATGGGCTGTCCATATTCATCCACCGATGGAAATCCAAGAACAAAATCATTTGGAGGGGGTGTGCGATGCTTAAATGGTGGACTATTTTTGCCATTAATTGTTGCAAGAAAGTGATGTTTGGTGATGCTCAATTCCACAATGACATGGTCAACAAAATGATCAGTTTTGCGCGTGACGCCTGTATTTGTTATTTGGTTTTGCCAATCGTCCAACGCTCTGGTATTGGTGATGAGTTTGTTGATTCTTGGATTGTAGTGATATAAAATGGTTGCAAAATCGTCGTGGTCGACCGGAGACACATTAAAACACCATTGCTTAAAATTCTTGCTTGGGTCAAAGTTTCCTGATTTGACAAAAGTCATTCTAGCCTGATTCACTTTGCCAATGTGTGCTACCATGGTTTCTTGGTGGTCGTCAGATAGGACCAGGGGACAACGAATCCAGGGCTCATTTTTGGGTGTTTTTTCCGCCGCCGCCAATGTAGTTTTTATGATTTTTTTTCTTCCAACAAATTGCTTTTTTTGCCTACCAACAAAAAGTACATTGTTTGTGCGCGCAGCGTTAAGGTTTGATTGTTTTGGTTCAAGAAAAACGTCAGAATACGCCGTTCCTATTTTTGCTTCTGTCCCGGTCACTATGCATTCGGTAATCCCTTTAATTTTCGTGTCTGTAGTATAAGTACACGCTTCGATGAGCACATCAAGCGCTTCTTCAAAGGAAGCTCTTTGAATTGGCGTTGCTCTAGTTCTTCCCATACCATGTCGGTTGACACTATTGAGATAACCATCAAAAGTCATGGCATCAACCATGAGCATTATGTGTCTGGCGGAGACACCCGTTCCTAAAACTCGCGAGCATTCTCTAAAGAGACTTATGGTGGTGACCTCGATGCCAAAAGTTTCATACATCATATAAATGTTGTTTGTATGTGTTCTTTTGAAATCGATTCCTGGAGAAATTGCTATTCCGTACATGCTCGTTCCTTCTGCTATCAAATCAAATTCTTCTTTCATATCATGGGTTGTTGATTTTTGAAGGTGTATGTTCTTTATGCCTTTCACTCCTCGGAGAACAATTTTCTCTAGCATGAACTTCAGTATGTTCCAACAGACATTAGCTGGGTCTGGGAGTTGTTTCTTGACTGAAAGTAGCTTTTCAGCGCTATGTACACACAAGTAAACGTTCCACGTTTCCGATGCGTAAGGAGAAGTAAATACAACAACACCTCCGGATTTGTTGAAATATTCTCGTATTTTGGCAGCAACAAACGATGGTTTAAATATCTTCTTGTCTTCGTGTACACGTTGCAATTCGTGATGTAAACTAATAACTATCAACGGTGTTGAAGGGGTTATATCGTCAATTAAATGCTCGTTGTTGCTAAGCTTTAAAAAGTTAGACATCAAGCATGATTCTTCATTAGATAAATCTTGCACCTTGCGTACTTCCGCTGATTTAGATGCGTCGCACAAAGTCGAATAAATGACATTTTCCCCAATCGCTTTTGCTGAAACTTCAGACGTGTTGTAAGGGCTCAAAAGACGTATGTACATAATTGGACTTGAAAGGTTTTGAGTTGCATCCAATATTTCGCGTAATCTGGGAACTCCAGCTGTAACAGTGGCGTTTCCTTTTCCTGCGCTGTGAAATGTATTTAATGTCATCTGCATAATTGGTTGCGCAAGCGATTGTGCAGCGATTGTTCCAGGCATCATTCCACCGGGGACTAACGCCTGTTCAATTTTCTTAACATAGAGTTGATAAAGAGACTTTGGCATGTAAAACCCGACATTTTCCAGCATGTGAAGTTTGACTGAAAGCAAACTAGGAAACGTGCAATCAAAATCTTCTACCCAACGGTAATTGTCAAGAGAGGTTGGGTTTGCATTCCTCCATTTGGTAGAGAATCGTGTTATATCAACCGGAACTAGAAGTTTTGCGGAAAGATTATCATAAAAGAAAAGTTGACATCTTCGAACTTTGTTGCACAATCTTTGGCAATCTTTGTCCTTAAAAAAGTTTGAGTCTTCAAGCGCTTTGCTATGGACAATTTCAAGTTTAGATGCATCAAATCCATCTCCCCCGTACAATGGTTGAAACAATTCTCCACAAGCATTCACAACAGATCCTTTAAACGTACATTGTGTAGATTCAATCATTTTGCTGACCCTTCTACTAATGTAACCAGTTTGCGCAGTCTTGACTGCCGTGTCTACGAGTCCTTCACGTCCTCCCATAAGATGAAAGTAATATTCTGACGGTGAAATGCCAGTGTAATATGCGTTACAAACAAATCCATGAGAAAGAGGTGTGTGCTCATCGTGAGAAAAACATGGTAATGTTCTAGAGCTAGCGTCTCCGGTTGTAAAAATTCGTCTTCCGCTAACCATTTGCATTCCCACGCAGCCACTGATTTGAGAAATGTTAATTGCAGAGCCTTTACTTCCTGAATTTACCATTGTTAAAAGTCCGTTATCGGGGGTACTTCTTGTCTTATAACTCAGAGACTCTAATGCGCGAACCCCACAATAGTCAACGCATCTCAGGAGCGAATCCATTTGCTGCTCTTCAGACATGATATGCTTGTGATTGCTGATGAAGTTAAAAGTCTCTCCTATTTTTTGAGAAATTTTTTCATGTGTATCATTGTCTATAAGAGAATCCTGAAGGCTGCAGGTAAAACTGTGGTAAGCTAGGAATGCAATAGCCATTCTCTGCGTATTTGAAAGAAATGCAACTGCGTGTTCTCCCACTTCGTCTCTACAGACTATGTCCAAAATTCCACCTGGAGCACTTCCCATCATTGATTTGTCAATTCTTCCAGATAGGTGTTTTCCATTTCGAATAACTACCACGTTGTCATATTCTCTTGCTTCTTCAAGCTCCTTTCCTTTTCCCGACTTGTTTCTTTTGTCTATTAAGTTCAAGTCGTGAGGCAAAAGACATGAAAACAGTTGTTTTCCAGTATAGAGTACCTCCGGCTTCAATACAGCTGGACACAAGGTAGAAAAATTTTTCCAAGTGTCTGATTTTAAACTTGAAATAATCTGCATAGCCGTTTCTCTGGTTATAAAGGTATCTTTCTTGGTCAAAAACCATATTCCCAACAAAACATCTTGTATCATTCCAAAAATTGGTTGTGAATTAGAGGGCGATATGAGATTTTTGCTGATGCCCATGACATGTTCGGCCTCAACAACTGCCTTATAGTTTTGCGGGACGTGCATGTTCATTTCATCTCCGTCAAAATCAGCATTGTAAGGCGTTGTGCATTGTACGTTGAGGCGGAATGTTCTTTCGTTATCTATGATTTTAATCTTGTGCCCCATGAAACTGAACATATGCAAGCTTGGCTGACGATTAAATAAGACCACGTCTCCATTTCTTAAATGCCTTTCAACGATATCACCAATTTCAAGTTTTTCTACTTGATGATCCAAATCTTCTTGTTCGAGGTTCTTGATCTTTATTGTTTTCTGTCCCTTGAGGATTGCGTTGCATTTTCTGGTCTTCAGAATATTTTTTAGCTCCACAATGTTATAAACGTTAACCTTTTCAGGGAACGTTTGCTTTTCCGCAATTTCTCTTGGAACTCCCAGTTCGTCTATGTCTATCTGTGCATCTGGAGACACAACAGAACGGCTAGAAAAATCAACCCTTTTCCCGCAAAGATTTCCGCGTATTCGCCCTTTTTTTCCCTTAAGTCGGGTGGCAATGGACCGCACGCTCGTTGTTCGCACATGAGCATTTGTTTTTTTTACATTTTTTGTGTCATTCATCATATAAATAGCAATATGAGCATGAAGCTGCTCTACAAGTCTTTCATAGGAAGAACTCCTCTTCTCTTTTGCAGCTTGTATTTGCTGATTACATTTTACAATGTCCTGAAGCTTGAGAGTTAGGTCGTCGTGTCCACGAGTCCTAGAAGATTCCGACGACGCTATACTTGGGCGCATTGCCGTAGGAGGACAGAGCATTACAGTGATCAATAAGTCCTCGGGTCTGTTGTTTCCCAGTAGTTTCTTTGAATCTGCATCGCTCACATTCGTAAATATAGACCACGCATCATCCGGTCCAAACGCGTCAACTGCAAAGCTGTACTCTTCGTCTGTTTCAAAATCATCTCTAGACGCATGCGAAAAGTCCTTTTTGATGAATAGTCCAGCTCGTGAATAAAGTGGTTGTATAGCTCCACAATGGGGACAGTTCTTGACGCATCGAGACTTCAAAGATAACGAGGCGAGTCGTTTCTTGTTCTTTTGCGGAAGAGTATAGCTACTTGGTTTCGTATTTTCTAAAAGCGCCTTTGAACAGAAGAAACACACCGAACGTAACATTTTCAATATAACTTCTATAAATACAGGGTTGTAACATGTGGCATTGAGTTCTATCTTGCCATAGTGCCCAGGGCACTTACCAACTGCATGTTTGCAGGTGGCGCAGACATATCGGCGGTCTACGCTACCCATTCTCGTGTCTAACACAGAGTTTAGTCTGGGAAGACCCTTTTCGTATAACATGGGTTCAAAAATGTCTACGACAGCCAGGCGGCGGATCTCTTTAGCGCTAATAACCCTAAAAGACACCACGTTAACATCTTGGTCTGAATCCATGTTTATGCTTTGGGTTGTAACCTAGAACCTAAACCTAAACCTAGAACCTAGGTTAGGTTAAAATGAATGATGATTCTTCGCTAAACAACGGTATTTGGGCTGGTCTCGATGAAATTTCAATTATATCCAGAGGTGAAGAAGAGGAAGATGATGACGAATCACCAATGTCTCGGAGAATTTTTTGGGGAAGCACGGCCCGGACACTTTTACCGCAGTTTGAAACAGCCGACGTTAATAAAGAGGAAAAGAAAAGTGACGAAGAAAAAATGATCACTCCCACAAATAAAGAAATAACTCATGGTCAAGAAAAACCCACAAAAAGGAGGGGCAAAAAAAGAAAGCGTCGCAAAGCCCGAAACAAAGCCCGAAACAAAGCCAAGTCTAAGGTATCGACACCAATCACAGCAGGAACCACATGAACAAAATAAAAACCATAGTAAATGCAGAAGCTTTACAAAATTCAATTTAAAGACAAGGGTGTGGGCGCAGTTAATAAGAAAACGAGACGACTCATGTTACGTTATTTAAACGAAATGAATATTTCTATAAATTTTGTAGAGGCAACGGAATTGCCTCATTGTGTTCTTGGCTTGTATACAAATAATTACATAGTTAATAATCTAGGACCTAAATTTTCGGGGTTATCGGCCGCTGATACTCAAGGACCACGGCCGCGTCAGGTATATTTAAATAAAGACAATTGGGAAAGTCCGCCCAGCCACTTTTCGCGTGTAGACGAGTACAGAAAATATGTGGTGCGTCACGAAATCATGCACACGCTTGGTCATCTCCATGTCAAAGGCAAACCTCAAAAACCATGCCCCCTTATGCTCCCACAAACTAATGAAGCAGTTGTGTACAAGAATAGATGTACACCAAACTCAAAATACACCGAAGATGATGACGATTTGGAATCATATAAAGACTTCTAATACCAAGAGATAAACACACACCAACACGAGTTATGAGCGATTGGAATGAGAAATCACAAGCACTTTTACGTAAATGGAGAAGTCATATGAGAATTTTGAGTGAAGCTCACGATACAGCAAGCGGTGACACGGAAAAATTATACAACGGACTTGCCGTACCAACTATAGTAATCCCCCTTGTTATGGCTCCCGTAGAAGCCATGGGTCACGAAACCCCCTGGATGACATACTTTATAATGCTTGCATTTGTCACCACTGGGTGCCTTTCAGCGGTAAATGTGTTTTATGGATTCAAAGAAAAGAGCCTTAATCACGGAAACGCTAGCAACAAGTTGAGAGATCTCATAAATACCATCGATATGGAGTTTGCGAAAAGTAAAAAAGATAGATCGCAAGCGACGGTTTTGATGCAGACCATTCGCCTCAAAGTTTCTCAAATTGGAAACCAAGCACCACCCGTTCCGTGTGCGCCTTTCCTAGATACCGAACTAAATTATGGCAAGGTCAAATCAAGTAGCTGTCCGGAAGCGGCTATACAAATGACTTTGAGAAGTGATTATGACGAAGAAGAGGGTGGCTGTGATGGGTGTGACACCGACGATTCTAGTATCACAGACGACGAATTAAGAAGAGCCGAAGAAGAGATAAAAAGAAAGTCACACAAACATCGTGCTAATCCAAAAAGATGGCTTAGACACTTTTGAGCCAATCCTCTAAAACTTCAATCCCGTGCTTAGTGGCTTCGGGGTGATATTGCGTCACAATCCAATGCATTCCCGGACATTTCCAGACGGCTTCTAAAACATAGTCTAAATAACTAGGGTGGGTTTTTGTAGTCAAAAAGGGGGTTGGTGGTTTCAAAATGTAATCGTTGTGATTTAAATAGAATATTTTTTTGTTTTCGTCGCGAGGCCGCCAACAACTAATTGTATTCCTACGAGTGCTTTCGATTTTAGTTTTAACAACAACCGTTCCGGCGATTGGTTTCCTAAAACTTGTTATTGGCACTTTGAAAAACTTGGCCATCAAGTGTAAACCGTAACAAATGCCGAAAATATCTATTCTTTTACCTGATGATGTTAACATTTCTTTCATGCACCTGTCAATCAATTTCATTTGCTGACTAAAATCAGGCAAGTCTCTTATCCTTGCATCGCTCCCGGAAAAGATAATCTTTCTTGGTAAGTCCATTTTGTCGTTGTATTCCTCCGGCTTTATCACTTTCAAATTATCGGGACCTACAATGTTCATAACAACATTTATGAGTTTTTCTGTCATTGATGATTTATTTGTTCCGAATTTATTCCTGTTGTCAATGATCCAAACCTCAATCATTTTACGTAAGCAGTACATTTTTGACACATAAAAAAGTAAGTATGTATACCTGGTATGTCCAGTACAGCGCTATCTAAGCTGCTGTTTTCCTTTTTACAAATGACACATGAACTGTTAAAGTCAAAAATTTGAGGGTCACCTGAAGTTTCGCTTAATGTCCATTTATTGCTACACGGTAAAACAAATTGCAATTCGTGATTTTGCGGTTTTTCCAAGTTTACTTTGGTTGTATACAATTTAATAATATCAATTGATCTTTGTATCGATGTTAAAGTTGCATTTGTTGATTTTGTTGTCATTCTAATTTAAATTATTATTTTAATTAGTATAAAACAAACGATTATGTCTGGGTGGATAATTCCTCGAGATGTAAAAAATAACCAGGAAGATTTTTGCGAAAAAATGTGCCCAATAAAACAAGCAAAGCGGCAACAGGAGCAAATAGGCGTTGTGTGTGACGATGCACCGTTTCTTCCGCACTGTCGCAATATACGAAACGTAGGAAATAAGTGCAAAACGGGATCATTCAGTACAACGCTGTCGGGGGGCAATCTAGTACTCGGATCGGTCTGGGAAACTGAAAATAAACAGAGACCCGGAAAGTATTTTAGAGAAATAGAAGTAAACAACGTCACATTTGAGCTTAAAAGAAGGGATAATACTTATTCGCTAGATTCGTTTGATGCGCTACAAGATGGCCAAGAGTTTTCTGTTGACGTTCTGGAAACGGGTGCAATAGCAAGATTTAGTTCTTTAAGGCAAGGATCTCTCTGCAAATCTCACATTTGATTTGTTAACACGTGTTTTCTATTTAAAAGGCGAATCCTTTTTCTCTCAATTTCTAATGGGTTGTAGCGCGTCGCATTCGTAAAGGAACTTACTTTAGGTAGTAATATCACCTTGTGTGAAAGCCAGTAAGCAATTTTTTTGCTCAATTCTTTTCCAAAATTACTCGAGCCAAACACGAGGCGTTCACCTGCGGTTTTTTTGCACATTCCAAAATCAAATTCTGAATCAGTTATATTCGGGTGTTCCAACAATTCTTTTAACGTTATGATTATGTTTCCAGAAAGCGGGAGAACACACATTAAAATCAAGTTGAAAATTGGACCAGTAATCCCACCCTCGTTCGCTTTTATGCCTTGGAACCTTTTCTTGCAAATTGGCGGGATGACTATTTCTACGTTTTGGTGTAAGATGTTTGAAATCTTTGGAGCACTTGCGTGAATGTATATTTTTTCGTTATTGGTAGTAATCTGGGTTATTCCCATCGGAGTTTGAAAAAAGTCTTCTCTGTCACTCTTTTCGTGTGGGCGATTCTTACATCCTACGCCTTCGTAGCCGAAACAAGTGCTACACACACCATCTTCAAAAGGACAGTCTGAAACGCGTTGATATTTGCGCTTCATTGTACTAGCTCACCTAACCTAACCTAACCTCTACTCTCTAAACTAGCCTAGCCTAGCCTAGTCTCTAACCTAGCCTAACTATGGCGATGCACATGCGCCAAGAACTTAGATTGGACCACGCCGCTAAACTTCTAAAGGATGCCTACGTCTACCTGCAGTCTTGTAGAAAGGCAGCAAAAACTCCAAACGGCGATGGTCCATCGTGTGTATACGACGATAGTGACAAAATCTGGTTATTACAACAAACTCTTTTGCTTTCTTCACGCAGAACCGACGAAGAGGTTATTGAGTGTTTGTCTGTAAGCTTGGCGCTATCGCCACCGCTCAACGGGTGGTGGTTCAAAACGTTCATGTTACCGGGCGACGCCGTACCAATCATTCGTGGTGAAAGAGACAATATTCTTCCGGAGTGTACAGAAATCATATATGGTAATAACACCAATCCATGTCGTACACTCAAAGATTTCCACGAAGAGGGGGAGAGATACAATTTGCGTTTTACAAAGAC